ACAAGGTAATCTACGCTCCGGGGATTTTCGGCGTTGACCATGACAACAAACGCCCGCTTCACGTCTCGGACCGCACCTATGTTCATGAAACACCCAGTGCTCACCGACGACTCGCCGATGTAGAGAACGTACATCATACAGTTCAGAGAAAGGGCAGCATACTCTAACTCTTCGAGAGGAGTGAGCTCATTTTCCTTGAAGGCCTTGTTGATGGATTCAATACGACCCTTGACTTTATCGTGCTCGTCGGAGTCAGCCAGTTTCCAGGTGCGGAAGAATGAGCACCGCTCAACCACGTCAGCATTTCCCGAAGGTTCGCCGACATTCACATTCATTCCCATAATTTTAGGAAGCGTTTCAGATGGCCGTCCTACCCCTGCACGGAAGTACCCCTTCTCTCCCGACTGAATGCGGTTTCCGGCATCCACCGTTGTCGTGTAATCTAAGTTGAGACGCATGATCTTTCCTACCGTCTGAGGAACGTAGGCGAGACGCAGTTCGTCCAGGCGGGTCTTGGTGTCTCCCAGAACATAGAACAGTTCGGCAGCGTTCGGGCGAACGTTCGCAACCATGGGCTTGTACTCCTGCGACCCAGTGAAGCAGCAGGGGATCTGTTTCTTGGATACCGCGGACTTGTACTTCACGAACCCGGGAAACGTGGATGACGAATCACGCTGAATCACAGGGAACTCAGTAGTATCCTGGGTCTTTTCCACTGCCTTATCTGTGGACCGCACCTTTCCCCCGCATACTGGGCACGTTGTTCCGTCTACCAACTGATCTTTCTTCAGGGGAATGCGATCAAGTGTGCACCAGTACTCCGGGCACAGAATCACACCGTCGGGGTCTTTCACATCAAGCGTCTTTGACTTTCCGTCGTTCTTCGGATTGTAATCTCTTAGCCGTTCGTCATCGAACTTTGCGAGCTCGTCGGATCTCAGAACCACTGGCTGACGGGTCTTTTCACACTTCTTGGATGCGGGGGAGTCGCTAGAGTACAGAGCGGGATCAAACTCCCGAAGCTGGGTGAGGAAGTAGGTGGACAGAGATGTGGACGCATTCTTGGCCTTGATAACGCTTGCGGGTTTCGCCTGTGCCTCGACCTCTGTCTCCACCTTCTTTTCCGACACGCTCAGACCCGCCAGTTCCCCCAGCAGATCATCAAGAAAACCTGATTCATCGTCCTGGCTCCCCGGATCTCCGGAACTGCTGCTCACAGGAACAGTGGCGATCTCAGTCTCTACTGTTTCCATACGCTTGCGACAAACCGCATCGAGGTCTGGGTTGTCTGGGTGCATCAGAATCTCACGAAGAATGGAGATGTATGCAACAACCCGCTGCATGTCGGGAGCATGAGTCACCGCCACCTCCTTTGCCGTGAACTTGAACGTGGGTAAGAACGAAACCCGTCGCTCGCCGATATCTGGGTTGTCAGTAACAATCTGCTTCACGCCTTCCAAGAGGGTTGTCGCCTCCGGTATAGACAAGTCGGGGAACTGGTCATGAACATCCTCTGAACTCGTGAATTCATTGTCTTTCAGCATTCCCAGGACACGGAGTTGGTTGTCTGTCAAGCCAGTATCGCTCTGGTCGCTACGCAGAAGCTTGAAAATGAGCTGTTCCTGGTTGGTGGATTCGTAGATATCACGAAGACAGTCGAAGCGGCGAAAATCGGCCTGCTTGAGGTTGGAAGAGAAGTGGAGGATGGCGGACATATCCTGTACGACCCACCGATCGTCATCATAATCTGCAGGGTCTAGGAAAGCGGTGAGTCCGTCGATCGAAACGAGGAACTCCTTGACTTCACGCTGGAGTTCGGCATGGTTCAGTTTGGATTCGGGAGTACGAGAACAGGAAATGGTGATTTCGGTAGAGTTCACAGTGATGCGATCGTAGGACGCACGGGAGGTTCCGCGGTAAAATACGAGAGCAGGTTTGTTCTTCGACGGTTTGGTGGCAGCCCACCAGTACGACCAGGTCCGCAAGTCTAGGTGGGGAGTTTTTGCGGGAGTATCTGTAAAGAACTTGTGCCGGGACTGCTCTGAACGGCTGGAAAAGAAGGAGACGACGGGGGTAGTGGGAGACAGTGTGGTTCCGTAAAAGATCTGTTCAAAGCGGTTGCGAACAGCGTTTCCGAAATCAGTATCGACCAGAGCCAGTTTCCAGCGAACTTGGCTTATTGTGACAGTCTGGGCTTTCGGGAAACTGAGATCGGTCATTGCCGAAATAAGGTTGGTCTGTCGCTCGAGATTGCGAAGGATGACTTCGGGAACAACGGACGGGGACGAGGAACGTAGACGGGGGTAGTAGAGAACCTCAAGTTTCGGCACGAGCGGGGTGTACGGCACAACCTGGATCTGGGATACGGTGTACGGATGCAGGGATTTGAAGAGAGTCTTGGTTTCTATGGTTACCTGGGACGCTGGAGGTAAGTGTTCGGGGGCGTCCGTATCGTTGTTCAGGGGGTACACCCACGACCGTTCTTCGGGGACACCAAGCAGGCGAAGTTCGTGGAAGGATGTTTCAGAGGCAGCGTCCAACGCCATCCATCCTGACTTGTCGTATGATGACTCTGACAGGGCCAGTTTGGGTTCGCGGGACGCCTGGTAATATTCCAGCCCTCTTTGCACGATCTTACCCTCAGGAGACATGCGGAGAAACAGGTTCTCCCACTTTCGTGAATCCTTGGAATAGTACGTTCCCTCAAACTGGCCGTTGACGTAAATACGTAGACGATCGGGGTGGATTCCAGCCGCCTTTCCGACACGGTACTGAACGGTATCAATTGTATCGTCGGTGAAAAGGGTTATGGTAGAGGATGAACCCGTTTGTGTATTCAATACGGGAATGGTCAGTTCCTCCGACATTATTTTATGTGATCAAAATAATGTCGTCGTTTAATGTTGGACTTGGAAGCTGGAAGAAAGGTGGTCGCGTTGCCGATTCGTCTATGTTAACTCGCAATCAACGTGTTACTGTAGAGTCTGCGAGCGTAAAGAATGGCGTTCAGTTTTTGAAAAGTGGGATTGTCAGCGGCGTCTATATCGTTCCGGCCGCTAAGACAATCCAGACAGTGCTTCAGAATACGACACCGGCCGACAGCAGTGCGTTTGGTGGAGAAACGCTTTCACGCAAGAATTTTAGTTCGTAAAGAATAAGAAGATGCCTAATGTACAATCGTTTGGTTCATGGAAGACTGGCGGGCCTGCTGTGCCGTCTGGAATGCTCACAGCAAACAGTCGTAAGCGTGCAGAGTATCTTGACTACCTGAATGCTCAGTCAAACAACCGTACTCCGGTAACACCTGCACCCTATGGCCCTGCCGCGGTATGGAAAGGGCCCGTTCCGATCGGATCCACTCTTTCCACGGGTATGGTAGGTGGCGGGCCGATTCGTAAGTCGTTCAAACTCCAAGTAATCCTCGCGAACAGCATTAAGGAAAGTCAGACATTCTGCAATGCGTGCAGCGATTACGCGAACGCCACAACTCGCTAAAGAGGACTATCTGTAATCTCCATCCCGCAGTATGGAACTGGGGTCCTATTGTAATTGACGGGTTGATAGACCCCGATCTGTGAAGCATCTTGTAACAGTCGCCGGAAATTGGCCCAGAACTCTGGGGTGTGCTTTCCTGTAGACAATTCGGTCGTCATTAAGTGGGCCATTTCGTGGAGAACGACAAACATCACAGTGTTGATATCGACCAGGGGGTATCCTGGAGGGTTGGTCTTGTCACGCAAACATATGACAATCTTTTCGCCCTTGTTTTCCGAATAGGATGTATCGGGGGACGTCATGGAGTTCTCCATGATACTCTGAGGATTGTACCGATCCACCAAGTTCTTGGCCGTAGGATCACTGACAAACTCTTCCCCGGAATAAAAGGCCGCAATCTTGTCCATGTTTCCCTTGATCGTCGCTAACATTTCAACGGCCTCTTTCTTGTTGGGAAGATCTTGGACAAGATACTTTTGTCCATCCTTTTCGGATTCCATGTGGACTAAGTTTCCGGGACCACCATTCACATACTGGTACAGGAGGTACCCTAGCATGGCAATGATTATGACCACCACCTGTGGTGTAAACTTCATTATTTAGATGCCGCAAAAGGTTTAGTGGACGGGCTTTGCACCGGCTCCGGACTCGCCAATCTCCAGCTCGCGGCGGTACAGGTCCGGCTCGATCGTGGAGTTCAGGAAAGGCGAGATTGCCGCACGCGGGTTCGGCGGGTCCGAGCGGACGTCCAGGTTGGCGTTGCGGAGGGACTGGCCGATCGTGTTGATGCCGTAGTGGTACGTGGGCGTCAGGAAGTTCTGGCCCTTGAGGTCGCCGAGGCCGACAGGGTTGGTGGCCGCCCAAGACGCACCGAGGCCGCCCTTGGGGAGCAGCTCCTCGGGCGACAGAACTGTCTGCGAATAAGTCTGCTGGCCCGTGGGGTGGCGGTCCTCCTGGGCGAGCGTGGGGGTAGAGTTGCCACCCTCCGAGTGGGGGTTCACAACAGTGGGGTACGACGGGTTGTTGGACAGGGGTCCCTGGGGCTCCAGGCCGCCGACCTCCATACCCTCGCCGAGGAACTTCGAGCCGCTGTACGCATTGACTACGGCGACTAGGACAACAATTCCGGCGACCACAGCACCGAGGCGGACGAGGCTATTCTGGGATAGTTTCATCGCTAGTTTATATTGTCCAAGAGACAAAAAGAATGGATAAAAAGAAGACTAGCTTTTTCGACAATATCTTCCAGGACGTCCTGGAATTCTCAGCGAAGCCTGAGACGCACACCTACATCGAGCTACATGTCATCAAGCCCCTGCTTTCCCGCATTTTCCACCAGCTCTACCCCTACCTTATTGGTATCCTGGTTCTCTGGATTCTCATGTTTGCCTGCCTGGCTGTCATTCTTCTCATGCTGATGCGAGGCAGTATTCTCGACAGCATCGTCGTTTTCAGGAAATAGCATTCGCGTGAGTTGGTACTTGTTTAGGTTCCAGAAGCCGCGGAGCTCACGCTGTCTCGCGATCTCCCGAAGCTCAATAATCGTCATCTTCTCGATCCGGTACCGCGACGGGAGCTCGGGCATACTTAGAAGCTCCACCAGACGAGCCTTCGGAAGGATATAGTACTGCTTGATACGGCGGCCCTTGGCCATCTTCTTCAGCGACGCAAGAGGTAGAGCATTAAGGTCAGACATTTCGTTATTTAATCTGGTTTTACCATAACAGAGTGGGATGGATCTCGTATCCGTTTTGGTGGTTTTGTTATGTACTTCCATAGCCATATTCGCGGCGTTATACGCTTACGGAATGTCAAACCTCCAGGAAATCAAGGATAACTGGGTGAAGTACAGATGCAATCCGGTGTACATGCCTATGGCGGGAATGGTGGGTTCGGACATATCGTCGAATTTCCTGAACTGCACCCTCCAAACTGTAAACACGTATGCGGGCTTTGCTCTGGATCCGGTGTACCAGAATTTTGGAATGCTGACAAACATTATCAACGATATTATGGGTGCTATGAACGATATGCGTGAAGCTGTGACAGGTGCGTCTTCGGGATTTATGGGTATTATTCAATCAACGTTCGGAAAGCTCCAGAACACGCTACAGAATACCGTTCAGTTATTCGGACGGGTACGCACTCTCATAAACCGTCTCATGGCCGTATTTGCGGTGATGATGAATATCGTATCAACTGGAGTCCAGACCGGAACATCGGTGAAGAATGGACCGGTAGGACAGGCTGCCGACTTCTTCTGCTTTGATCCGCATACTCCTATCTCCACCCTGGAAGGCGTTCTTCCGATGTGCGGTGTACGCCCGGGAATGCGGCTGGCTGACGGTCAGTTGGTTCAGAGCATCCTAGAATTCGACGGGCACGCGACACAGATGTTCAGTGTGGGATCGATCCGGGTATCAGGCAATCACAAGATTGTGCACGAAGGTAAGTGGATACGTGTTGAAGATCACCCTCTCGCCGAACCCGCCGATGCCTGCCACCGCCTGTTCTGCCTGAATACAGAGAAGCATACCATTCCTATTGGTGGATTCCTGTTCAAGGATTACGAAGAAACCAGCGATCCTGAAATCCTGGCAGAGTTTTTCGAGAAGGTGGAAGAGAATTACGGATTTGCTCGCTCAGCCAAGAAGAAGGCGGATCCTGTCAAGTTCAGGCTCACTGGAGTTCTGGTTGGATCCTCAGTCATTATGGAAGACGGAAGCATTATGAAAGCCAACGAAGTCGCGATTGGGCAGTCTCTGAAGTACGGTGGAGAAGTAGAGGGAATCGTTCATCATAAAGTCAAGGGCTTATCGAGCTATAAGGGTGTGGGAATTGCCCCTGGAACCTGGATTGTTCCGCAGGATGGGGGAGTGGTTCCCATCACAGATCTGCGGTCGGATGAGACCCATAATTACATCCAGTTCCTCACAGATTCTTGCCACTACGCTGTAGCTTCTCCCACGGGCGAATTTGTCATTCTAGACGATCACGAGGTCCCCGACGATCGTATACACACGTGGCGTGATAATGAAATCCAAAAAGAGAGTGTGTAGAAGATAAGGATGGATGTTTTATCCATAGGTGCAGTACTCATTGGCCCCCTCCTTATCCTGGGGGTCATTGTGTACACCTACGTACAAGCAAATCTTGATAACCTGCGAGAGGACTGGACGACCTATCGCTGCAATCCTATGTACATGCCATTTGCCGGGGGAATACAGCCGGAGGTGTCAACGATCGAGAACTACCAGTTCTGCGTGAACATGATGGCTCAGAGCGTTTTTAGTCTGCTGATGGAGCCCGTGAACCTTATGTTCAACGTCTTTAGCGGGCTTCTCGGAACAGTGGTCCACGACTTGGGATACTTTCGCAATTTCGTGAGCGGGATTATGACTTTTATAACGTCGTTGATAGGGGATGTGTTCTCCAAAATCCAGAACACATTCGGTGTTATGGTATCTCTTTTGTCTCGCATTCGCAATCTTACAGCTCGTATCCTGGGTTCAGCAGGGTACGTTGCCACAATCATGATCACGACAATTAATTTCATAAAGTCCCTGTGGAGTATGCTCGTAACTCTCATCAACACAATAGTCACGATTCTGTTCGCTCTCTCCATCGTTCTCTCCTTCGTGTTCCCCCCTCTCCTTGCCTTCGCTATCTACCTAGGCAGTCAGATTGGTCTCTCTTTCTGCTTCCACCCTGATACTCCCATCTACGTCGAGGGCAGGGGACTCATCAAGGTCTCGGAAGTCAAGGTCGGCGATGTGTTCCGCGAGGGATGCACCGTCACTGCCACGATGCGGTGCCTGGCTGCGGGGGTCCCGCTGTACACGTACGAAGGAGTGGTCGTGTCGGGAGAACACCTTGTTCTGGAGGGGGGTAAGTGGATCTACGTACGAGACTCGCCCAAATCTATTCCTTATGTGGGCCCGAACCCTGAACTCATCTACTGCTTCAATACCACAGATCACCGTGTCCCCATCGGCCAGACGGTGTTCGCAGACTACGAAGAGATCGAGGAGCCAGCGAATTACGAGGCTCTGGATCCTTCGGATAAAGTCACGACAGCCATGGGACACACTCCCCTAATCTTTGCGTTCCCTGGAATGCCGACGCGGGACGGAGTCATCAAGGCTATTGTAAACCTGCCCAATGGAAAGATGCAGGTGTTCATGGGCAACCGCGATGGAATGTTCATGCTGAACGGAACCCGTATGGTCCGGGACTACCCCGACTCCCACGATCCTGCCGAACTCGCCAAGATCCAAGAACGTGTCTTGGCTGAACTCAACGGTATCGGGAATAAAAATGTAGTCGGCTAATAACAATAGAAAACAATGAAGGACAAGACAAGCATTGTTCTCGCCGTAGGTGCAGCCGCGTTCGCCATTGCCGTCGTATCTCGCTTTCTCCTGACCGGAAACGTCACGCGTGAGAAGTTCATGCAGCAGGATATTGGTGCCCCTGTCAATCATTACCAGGAGGGTGCCTACAGCGGAGTTGACATTTCTAACGGAAACTCTTGGTCGCAGACGACCGCTCCCACACCCCTCAAGCCGTACGAGGCTGCCAATGACAACGAGCTCTTTGCCTTCCAGAACTCAACCTTCAAGCCCGAGTGCTGCCCTGCCAGCATCACGGCGGATACGGGCTGCCTGTGCCTCGGCGACAAGGATGAGAAGTCGCTGGCCTACCGTGGAGGAAACCGCGTGGCGTAAAGCAAAGTAAACGAATCCATTTACATTCCCCTCGTATCTATAAACAAATGTCCTTTGAGATTTCGAAGATTCTCAAAGAATGCTTGGACGATATGCGGACAGAGTTTCCATCCGTTACCTCAGTTCTGGATACGAACTACGCCGAGCCGGTTGACTACCCTGCCGAGGTCGAGCGGTTCAAGACCCTGGTACAGCCGCACTTCATGGCTGCAATCAAGAAGGAGGACGATCTGTTCAAGGAGCCCCGAGAGTTTCTCCGTGGAATTGACTTTTCCGAACTCTACAAGGACGCCTCCGAGAAGAAGAAGGAAGCGATCTGGAACTATACCCGCATGTTCCTGATGTCCTCCTACCTCGGCTCGGATATCATGGAGACTGTGAAGGGGCTGTGGTCCAAGTTCACGGGCAAGGAGTCTACCGATGAGGTGGACGAGATCCTCAAGGACGAGAACACGCAGTCTGGACTCCAGGATCTCCTGGAGACGCTGAAAGAGACGCGTATCTTCAAGCTGGGCATGGAGGTCATGGAGAACCTGAATGTGGAAGCTCTCGGTCTGGAAGCGATTGATTTTACAGATATTCCTGCACTCATGGAAATGGTGAAGAACCCCGAGCACCCCGTAACGAAGAAGGCGATCTCGTCAGTCCAAAAAATCATTGAGCAGAAGATGCGATCTGGCAGTCTCAAGAAGGAGGATTTTGTGCGGGAGATTGAGATGTTGAAGGAGAAGTTCAAGCACTCGATCGGAAAGCTGTTCAAGACGGAGTTTTTCGGGGAGCAGGGCGATCGCCCTACCGCATCTGCCGCGGATCTCACGAGCAATCATCCCGAGGCCCGGCGGGCACGAATGCTGGCTCGTCTGCAACGTAAGGTTGCGAAGAAGTAAACTAAAGTCTCCTTATCACAATAATGAGTCGGGAGACATTTTGGTTAGACGACCCCGCCAACCTTTTCACGAACTGGAGTCGGTTTCTTCCGACCAACGATATGACTGTCCCTGAAGCCCTGAACGCCGTTGTCCGGTTCACGATTTACTCGACTGTCCTTATCACGGTGATCACGCAGAAGACGTGGTATCTTCTCCTGATACCGCTGGTCATGCTCGCGTCCGTCTTTCTTGTCAAGATGTTTCCCCGGACCCAGGTTCTCAGGGAAACATTCGCCGCCGGCGGAAGCGGTATTAAGTACGCCACGCCTACCCCTTCCAACCCCTTCATGAACGTCCTGTTCACTGATTACGTCGACAACCCCCAACGCCCGCCGGCTCCCCCGGACGTCACTAGCGATACCATGAAGCATAGCATCAACGAGGCGTTTGCGAAGACGAGCGATCTGTTCATGGACACGTCGAACAAGTACGGCCTGATGCAGTCTGCTCGCCAGTGGGTGTCGCAGGCGTCCACCACAATTCCGAACGATCTGGAGGGATTCCAGAAGTTTCTGAACAAGGATAATTTTTCCCAGAAACTTGATTCGGAGTCTTACGTCATTGCGAAGGGATCAACAACTAAGCCGGACGGCTTTCAATGAGATCTTCAATAGCACCTGCATCCATGAGTGCACCTGTATGATGCCAGCTCTTTCCGTCTTTATGTACGGCATAGGTGGGAAACCCCTCTATACCTTTCATGAGCTGAGGAGGCATCGCGGTCTCTTCGACCTGTATCAAACGAACCCCCGGGGGAGACCGGTCGCAGAAATCCTGCCACGGTTCCTCTGACATTTCACACGCAGGACATCCCACCTTGTGGATACGCACAACCATAGGAACCTCCTTGGACATTTCAGCAAGGACTGCCTTCTGATCTGACTGTTTTGTGTACGACTTGGCTTTCTTCGGCATTATTCCCTCTTATGAAAATATAATACTACATGTCGTGCCCGCAAAACCTGTATCCTATCAGTACCGGAGTCTACGTCGGTAAAGACGAAAACGGCAAGCCTGTCCAATTCAAGGGCATTCCTGCGTACAGGGAGTACCTTGCAAAGCTAGCAGCGGGTGGACACCCCTGCCCTGACGTATCCGTGAGCGTTATTCCTGCAGAGTTTAAAACTGAAGCAACCCCGTTTACGGGATTTCTTGAGTTCAAGCCTGCGAATCCGCATCAGCAGGCAATGTATTCGGCCATGTCGCCGTACTGGGTTGGTTGGAGTGAAACAGAAGCAGCATTCGGTCGCGATCTTAATAAATCACTTTCCCGATAGGCACTCCTCCAGCGGGCATGGGGTCGGGGAGGGACCACGCGTCGTTCTTTGGGTACGAATCGGGGACTGTACCCTGATTGCCGCCGTTGGGGCCTACGGGCGTATATCCTCCCTTGAACTTACGACGGTATGTCTTGCGACGCAGATTACGACGAGACTTGCGTCCGCCCTTCTTTGTCTTGCGATATTTTGCCATTTATACATGTAAGAGAAACAGAAATGATACGCTCCGAAGTTATGGGTTGGGCCACTATCTTTCTCGTCATCATATTTGCCTTTGTCTTACTTCCCACGCACGAACGATTCGTGGATGCCCAGGGACGGTACACGGATGTGTCTCCAAATGCCCCCGCCCGGCCTTCGTGGATGGGAGGACCCACGACAGGTTCACTTGTTTCAGCGGGAAGCGTAAGGCCCGTTGATACGTCCACTGCCTATTCCCGCACGGCTCCGGCGGTTACACGTCTGGGAGCTCCCACATCAAACATGTCGTCGGCACCAGTAACGGGAGTCGGAGTCGGAAGCGGAGGACCGTCTACATGCTGGGGGGACCCGGTTGATGGCGATTCTGGAAACTTCGTAAGTGCTCAGGCATACGGAAACTTTATGAGCAAGACGTTGTCTGCTGTAACGGCTTGTTATGGCGGCTCTTTCCCACCTCCAGGAACTGAACCTACGTCGGCTCAAAAGGAGTGTATTACAAAGTCCTCAGGGTCGTACACTACGTTGGATGAAGCGAAAAATGCATGTTCTGCGGATGCAGCATGCAAGGCAGTACTCAGTCAGTCGCGGGGGCCTGGTGTAACTGTGTATTCTAAATTTAATGAAGATGCAACAATTGGACCTTCAGGCGGTGCACGTTATCCAGGAATAAAGATGTACGCCAAGAAACCGTGTGCCGGTTCGTCGAACCTGGTTATCCTTCCATCTCCCGTCTCTGCTGCTCCTCGTGTAACATCTACGCTCGGAACGACTGACCCCTCGATTTCCGGAATGGACGGAACGTACAACTCTGGTATTATTCCCCCATCTGGAAGCCCGTGGGAAGGAATCCGGGGATTGACAACAGAGATGGCTTCAGTACCTACCAATCCTGCGTTCGAGGCCCAGACGCGTCCGAATCCCCCGCTGGGAATTCTTCAGCCGGTTGAACCCGACATGGGACTGTTTGGACCGGGTCCATATGTTCTACGCAAAAACCTTGTGGCGTGTACATGTGCTTCACAGGCTCCGGGATGCTCCGTTCATCCTCGGCAGCGATAATTTGATATGTAATAGTAATAGTAAGTAATGAAGTATATCCTCATTGGACTCATTGTTGTCCTGGTAGGAGCACTGTGGTTCCTAATGCCAGCACGTGAGGGTCTTGATAACCCAACATGCTGGGAAGACGTTCTTGATGCTTCTACAGGAAAATTTGTGGATATGGTGGAAGCAACGGTGAGTAACCGTAAAAGGTATGTAATGACACTGGACGCAGCGAAGATTGAGTGTGCTGCAGATCCTAATTGTATCGGCATAGTGACTGGACCCGGTCCAGGAGGAGCGACAGTATACAGCAGTTATACTGGAAGTCCAACAATTCTGCCCGTGGACGTTGCTCCTCTACCGGCTCCTGGAAAAAGGATGTTTTACGCGAAGAAGCCATGCCAATCGCTTGTGACGTCGCCCACACAGGCTCCTGGGTGCCCAACAGGCGGTGAGGGAGTCACGAGTGTCAAGCAGAGTGGAGGTCAGAATGTTCGCTTGTATACTCAAAGCGAGTGCACAAAGCTCAAGGGTACCTGGATAGGAAACGGTGCACGCGACTGGGGCATGAAGACAGATAAGGTGGGAGAGTGTTACGGAACACCTGGAGTGAATCTCTCCTTCTGTAACCAGACTGCTCCGCCTTCGCCTGTTGCGGCTGTAGAAGCGGGCATTCCTCCACCGGCTGCTCCCCTTCCGATGAACCCACCAGCACCTCCCCCTGCTCCGGCACCTGCTCCGGCACCTGCTCCTGCTCCTCCCCCTGCACCTGCACCTGCACCGCCAGCTGCCGATTCTCAAATGGGAACTCTGATCAGCCTTCTACAGCAAGATATCGCGAGCCGCCAGTCGTCTCTCCTGAACACCGCAAACAATCCTGCGGTGCCCGTAGGATCATTGCTCGCTCAGACAACCGTAGACCCGAACTGGAAGCCCGTACAGAACGGAACGATCCCAGGTCCCAACTTCAATTCAATGAAGTCACTTGGACCGCTTGATAATGTTCCTAAGAGCTCGCTGGTACCGTGCACATGCCCCACCTACACCATGAGCTGCCCCATCCACGCTGGATCCATGCCATCATCGGTGGTTCCTGGCGACACGATCTCTGCTCTGGCGAAGGCCCAAGACCAATATGATATCATGCGGCCGTTCAATAATACTGCCGAGGACGTTCCTGGTTTTCTAACTACATTTAGTGCCTTCGGGTAATATAATAAGTAGAGCATGTTCGGACTTCACAACCATCGTGGAAGCTGCTGGGTAAACGCCGCACTTCAAGGATTGTTCTCGTGTCCGGTTCTGACTGATCGGTATTCCGACAATGAAAATGTAGATAGGGAAAATCCTGTAGACGTGTGTGTGGAATCCATCTATCGTAACAAGGGAACCGCGGGCCTGCGTGAGTTCTTTGATGTGATTAAGACATCGTACCTACCCGCCGGCGAGAATATCGGGGACAGCCACGAGCTGATCGTTCATCTGTGCGACAAGCTTCCGTGGCTTGACAAAGAGTTCCGCTTCGATATTGGAGATCGTATCGAGTGCGGGGGGTGCAAGGCCACGCAGTTTGAGAAGACAAGTGCCATTGATATTCACCTGATGCCCTCCAAGCCCGGGATCCCGCTTCTGGATGCGATTCACGAGTATGTCCAGCCCCACGCGATCTCGGACTGGAAGTGTGATAAGTGTTCTCACGTTGGATGTCAGAAGCAGGTGCTGTTTGGATCCTTCCCTAAAGTTTTGATGATCTGGTCGATGACTCCTATCGATTACTCGAGTCTCCTAGTTCTCAACGGTAAGAAGTATTTCCTCTTTTCGGTCGTTTGTTTCAACGGAGGTCACTGGTGGACCTATGCACGTAAGCTCCCGCCAGGACACGCGTGGTATGTCTTGGACGATACAAGTGTCCGAGAGATGGATTCCAAGAAGTTCCCTGTCGATCGTACGATGCGAGTCCTGCTTTATTTCCTATATGAAAACTAATGAGTCAACCCGACCTCCCAATAATCCTGACGCTTGTGTCCGGAGTTATTGTCGTCGTTGTCATGATGATGCTTGCAGTCACGGACTTTGTCGCCTTCATCGCGTTCAGTATTTTGATCGCGGCCATATCGTTTGTGCTTTACTACTTTGGGTTCGTAACGTTCAAACTAGAGCCTCGGGAACTGGATATCACCTACAATGTAGACCCCTTTGCAGGTCAGAAGGTAGCGTCTGCTCCTGCCCCGATCCCCACTGAAGTGTTCTACGTGTCGGATAACAAGTTCACGTACGATCAGGCCGCAATGGTATGCAAGGCGTACGGTGCCGAGATTGCCTCGTATGCCCAAGTTGAGCAGGCCTACAATGCGGGTGCAGAATGGTGCGGATACGGATGGTCGGAAGGTGGAATCGCCCTGTTCCCCACCCAGAAGGTGACGTGGGAGAAGCTGCAGAAGGACACTAATCCCCAGAACCGTATTAAGTGTGGTCGCCCTGGAGTGAATGGAGGGTACTTTGATCCCAAGACGAAGTTCGGAGTCAACTGTTATGGTATCCGCCCATCCAAGCCGAAGGGTACAATTCCCTCGACGGATCCGGCGGTTGATAAGCTTCTTGAGGTGCTCAAGAAGAACCTGTCGTCCTTTGTCGTCCAGCCGTTCAATTCAAAGCTGTGGTCAGAGAACCCGATGGGCAATATTCAGTCGTCGCAGACGTCAACACCGTCCGCGGCCCCGGTTCCTGGGGCAACACAACCCTCGACATCACAGACTACACGGCCGTCGGCCCCCGGAACAACATCGACGCTCATGAGTGCTCGGCCTTCAGCTTCAACCACAGCAGCATCTGCGGCCGCGGGATCGGTCAGCCAGGCTCCTCCGTCTGCTAGCACCACCACGTCTCGTACAAGTGGGTCAACAGGAACGAACCCAATGGGAATTCTGACAGATACGTTTAACAGCCTGGGGTCCAGTGCATCAAATTTTGTCAGCGGGTTATAAGTAAGTAAGGAATGAGCACCTGGAACCCCGACGATGCCCATGTTCTAGAATCTCGCTGGACGTTCCAGACTCCCGTGAACGCCCAGGACGCCCCCCCGCGTACGCCGTTTGTGGGTTCGTTTAACGTTCCGCTCGCCCGCGAACGCCTCCAGCCCAATAACTTTCAGTGGCTCGTTTACCGTCCTCAGGAACATGCGATCCCGCCGTTCGAGTATTTCAAGAATACGCGTGCTCCGTCGCGGGTTATGACGTCCACGAATTTTCACTACCCCAATAAGTAATAACACCATGATCGAAGTTGCCCTTTTTACTGGTGTCGGATTGCTAGGCTATATCCTAGCTACCCAATACAAGGAAGAATCCCCCCTGGTTATTCGTGAGGGGTTCACGGATGTGAATACCTCGCAGAATACTCCTATCGCCCAGAACGACAGTGTCGCCTACTCCCAGGACAACAAGGGACACAATAACATGGTGCCGTTCTTCGGTCCCAAGGTTACTCAGAACACGCAGGCGGCTGCGAACTCTTCCATCCTGGACTCGTATGCTGGTACTGGTTCGGACTATTTCCAGAAGCGTGAAGTCTCATCCTTCTACGATGTGGTGCCCGGCCAAGGCCTGCCCTTCGGCAACCAGAACGAGTCGGATTTCTACCAGTCTCGCATGGTTGCTGGAATGAATATGAAGAACGTATCCCCTATCGAACGCACCTATGTCGCTCCGGGTGTCAATGACGGATACAACAATCTCGGTTCGGGTGGGTACCAGCAGTTCAACGCTACGCAGGAGTTCGCTAAGCCTCGTACTACTGACGAGCGGCGTGCGGCTAACAAGCCCAAGCTGTCGTACGATACCCCGGTCATCCCTGGATCGTACTTCATTACGCAGCCGGGTCTACAGCCTCCTGTCATGAAGAATCGTCCGGATACGTTCCAGGTTCTGTCGGACAACAATGGCGAGATGCTGTACCTGAACACTACGGCTGGAGCCCAGGTAGCCCCTGCATCCTTCCCTCAGCAGATGTTCAAGGAGCAGCAGCGTGAGACCACGAACTTGGAGTACTACGGAACGGGCGGAGCGGCGTTCACGTTTGCCAATTACATCCGGGCATTCACTGAGCCGTTCGAGGAGTTCATGAAGCTGACGGTGGGCGAGTGGGCGGGCCCTGGTGGTGGTGCCGGTTCGGCGAACGAGGGAACGTACCTCGCGGACCCGTACCTGGTGGCGTACACGAACCCTGGACGCGAGTTGTCGTCCATGACGAATTACACGCCCCCTGGCAACATCCAGATGAACGCGGGCGAGGCACAGGTAGGTGCCCTCAAGGTGAACAAGGACGAGGACATGATGATCAATATCCGCCAGTTCGTGGATCCTGCCAACGTTGTGACAACGGGTGCGACGGTACAGCAGCTGGGTGTCTACCGCTTCAACGAGCCCATCCCGCAGGACCAGGAGATCAAGAACATGGATCCTACTATCCTGGACGCTTTCCGTGCGAACCCGTATACACAGAGCCTCACAAGCTCGCCTTCGATGGTGAACGAGCTGACGTCGCGGTAATAGCTTACGAGTGTAGCATAACAGTAAGAATAACATGGATATTGGGGACGCCCTGTCTTCGCTTCTGTACGGACAATTGGAGGTGGATATTCGCAATCCTACGCATCTAGAGCAACTAGAGATTGTGCGTGCGATTGTGGCAAATCCGGGGGCTATTCGGAGACTAAAGATCGTCGGCGACGTCCACCCTTGGGTGTCTGCCTTGCTGGACTGCGTGCGTGAACAGGAGAAAACGACAGCTCTCGGCTCGACGCTCCCGGCAAAACCGGAGTCGCAGGGACGGGTGGAGCGGGAGCGGGCGGAGCGGGCGAAGCAGGCGTAGCCGGAGCTGGAGCCTGAGCTGGAGCCGGGGGTGGAGCGGGGGGAGGAATAAACCCGGTGAAATGGTCGTCGGCGGCCTTCTTGAGGAACTCGTACTGTCCCCGTTCCTTGGACTCAGGGGGAAGCGTAGGGATCTTCTTGGCGATCGCGACGTAGGACTGATTGAGGGTCGGACGTTCAGTGGTGGCCATCATCACGTCCTGGAGATTGGCACGACTGGATGTGTACGCATCAATCCGTTCCTGAAGAGGACGGGTTTTCAGTTCGTTGAATGTGAGTAAGTTTACGGTATTCAACGTTGACTGATTTTTCAAAATTTCCGCGGCATTTACAGGTTTCACTGGGAGCATCATGTGGGTGGCATATGCTGCACCGAAACAGCACACTGCGGATCCGGCGGTTAAAGCGGCGATCATTATGTATAGCGGAAAAACAATTATGCGTCTCGTTGACGATGGAACTCTTCTTCGCGTTCAAAATAATTTGCTCCAGTCCAAAAACATTCAGAATCTCCACGGATCCTGGTGGTTCAATGTCCTGATGTTCTTTCTTGTTGCCGGAATCTTCGTGTTCTTCCTTTCAACTCAGTATACCTCCACGAAGTACATCATTGAGGCCGAGGCTACACGCAAAGACATCCCCTTCAAGGAAAACTCGTTCAACAACGCGGTGCGAAATCGTATTGATATGTAATAATGCCGCCGCGTAGCACAGACCTCCTAAAACTCAAGCTTGATATGGTCTATCGCGGCCTGGCAAAAGACAAGGCCGAGACACGATTCACCGAGATCGTCACACCGGTCCCCGCCCCTGCTCCGTCTCCTGCTCCTGCCCCCGTACCCACCAAAACGAATTCAACAGATAGCAAAACAGTGTAAGATCATTCTAAAATGAACATCTTCTTCCTCCACTGGAACCCCCGCAAATGTGCCAAATATCACTGTGATAAACACGTCATCAAAATGATCCTGGAATCCTGTCAGCTCCTCTACACCTGCCACTGGGTCCACTCTGAACCCGCTCCTCCGCCCTACATCGACTGTGCCCCGGGAGGTGGGTACAAACCCACTCATCGTAAACACCCCTCTGAAATTTGGCTGTGCGAATCACTCGACAATTATCGGTGGCTCATTCAGCTTGCACGGGAACTTCTAGTAGAGTATGCGTATCGGTACGGGTCCGATCGTGTCCACGCCTGCGAGAAGCACCTTGATTGGCTGGCAGCAGTCTACCCCTCCGGCCTGATATCCCGAGGTCTCACTCCGCCGCGGTGTGCGATGCCGCCGGAGTTCAAGACGGCAGGAGACGCAGTGGAGTGTTACCGGGCATACTACTGCGGTGCCAAACTCCACATTGCGAATTACCGAAAACGCCACCGACCTCATTTCTTGCCCAAGTATAATGAGTGAAGGCGGTGCTAAAATATCAGTAACCGCAGCTGCTGCTTCTCAGAATCTTGGTATTCGAGCGAAGCGTGCTAAGAAAACAGTGGCTTCACGTCGCAAGTCTGACTCAGATATATCCAAGGCTCTTCCTGCTACAGGTGCCATGGGAATTGAGAATCTGAAGGCCCGGGCTGCGAAGGCGAAGGAGGCAGTGGCTGCAAACCCGAAATCAGATGTAGCTGCTGAGACCCCTGCTGCCGAGTCCAAGGCTCTCCCAGCTACGGGAGCCAAGGGAATTGAGAATCTCAAAGCTCGTGCAGCGAAGGCAAAGGACGCTGTTGCTGCTGCGTCGGGTGCTGCCGAGATCGAAAAGTTTGTAACCAGCCAGCCGGGTCTGGATACCCAGCCAGCGGATACCGTGACCGATGTGGCCAAGCTAGAGTTTCCCCCGGAACTCACAGGGTGGTCTCGCGTAAACGTTCCCTCTACAGATTTCGACTGCCTGGTTCATTCAGTGCTTATTGCGACCAGCTCAACCTTCCGCAAGCAGCCTCTCGGCGTCCGTAACGCCATCGCATCCAACTTTCGTCGCGATGGTCTTTTTTCCAAGACCGAGGGACTCACCGACGAGGAGGCCAAGCGTATTGCTGCTAACCAGACGTACCTTGAGACACCCGAGCTCGAGAAGTTCGCCAAGCAGCACGGTCTCAACTTTTTGATTGTGGCCAAGACGTCGGGGGCTGTCCAGGCGAGTATTCTGAAGACCAAGGAGAAACTCCCGGGGCAGAAGGAGGCAAGTGTCCTGGAAGGAAAAGCGGGGGCACCGGTGTACGTCCTCTACAACGATAACCAGAACCACTTTGAGGCAGTGCATGGTCCCGCTGGAGAGTATTCCATGCCGTACGATGAAGCCATCAAGATCTCCAAGAATTTCTTCAAGGATGTTCCCAAATCGTCGGAGGCAGCTCCGGCTCCGGCTCCGGCTCCGGCTCCGGCTCCGGCTCCGGCTCCGGCTCCGGCTCCGGCTCCGGCTTCTCCCACTCCCTCTGAGAACCCTGCTCCTCCCGTCCCCGGAAGTCCGCCGGTAGGCGACGATTTCGGGTTCATTCACTTAACGGACAACGTCAATCCTCCTGATGTCATCGCCCACCGCTTTGTCCTGTCACGCGATGGAGACGTTCTCAAGCCTTCGATGCAGCTTATGGGATCAGACACTGCCACTCCCAAAATTGAATCAATCAAGACAGCTTCACGGGAACGTACTCGTGCCGAAAAGAAGGTTCTCAAGCGTGGAGACGGAACAACTGTGAAGCCTGACGAGACGATTGTGGGAGCGTACTCGGATATGGAGATCCCACTATTCCACTTTGCGTCCGATGTCGAGAAGTTCCTGGATGACCCCAATGTCGTTTCATCGTCATCTCCCACAATCCTACCGCCTACCAGCCCCCTCCTGAAACCCCGTGATGTGCCGTCCGAACAGGCGATCACGTTCAATCTTAAGAGCTCAATTCCCGAAATCACATTCAACCCTTCCTCATCGGCATTCAATAATTTTTACGTCGGACCGGTTGGAAAGAAGGATCACCGTGTCGCTCTCCATGGTTTCCTAGTCTCGCCCGTCGTTGCGAATATAAAGGGACGCGGAGACATCACGCTTCAGAAGGGGTTTGAGATGGTGTCAGTACTCACGGGAACACTTGGATCAGCCCCGATAGGAACTGTTGTGGTGCCAATGGTGCCCCCGGAAACCCCGGTACTTGCCCCCGTCCCGGCTCCTGCCCCGGCTCCTGCCCCGGCTCCTGCCCCGGCTCCTGCCCCGGCTCCGGTTGCGGTTGCGGCTCCTGCCCAGACCCGCGGACGTTCACCTGCCACGCCCCCACCGACCACAGACGTAACTGTCAACCCTGATGCTGTAGGAGCTCTGGCTGCTCGTAGTTCTTCGCCCCCTCCTCCCCCCGAAGTCCCTTCTCCTTTTTCCACCGAAGTGGGCGTCTCCCCAAATGCCGTAGGAGCTCTGGCTGCCCGCTCTGCGTCTCCTCCTCCGCCTGTAGAGAAGCTAAGTGAAAGTAAGCAGTTGGCACAGAACATGTCCCAGCAGGCGTCAGAGCTTGTCAGGATGGAGGCCGCACGCGACAGGGCCGAAGCCAATATTGCCGCAGCAGGAGACGTTTCCCCTCAGCGTCGTCTACAACTAATTAACGACGCACAACAGCGGAAGAAGTTTGCCGCCGACGCCAAGAAGAAGTGGGAAGCTACTGGAAAGAAGGTGCTTGCTGAGGCCGAGAAGGAGCACGAGCGGGTGAAGAAGGCACATGCCAAATACATGGCTACACTCAAGGAGAATAAGGATGCAGCAAAGGCGGCTAAGGATAAGGTCACAAAACTGGAGGAGGAGGCTGCTGATGCGAAAGATGCCCTTGATAAGGAAGTAGCCAAAGGCGATAAGTCTACTAACAAACGTAAGGAAGCTCTAGCCAAGACATCCGTCCAAGCACTCAAGGACTTGAATAAGGCTAAGGCAGATGCCACAGAAGCGGATGCAGACGCTGCACTCTGGTCGAAGGATGAGCAGGTAGTGGAGGACGGCCTGGCTAACTCAGCTAAGAATTTAGAGGAACTCCGTAAGGCAGTAAAGGATCCTCGTTATGTCTCCCCCAAGCCTGTAGCGGTCGCCACTGGAGCTGTTGAAGCAATGGCTCAGCGGGCTGCGTCTCCTGCAAACGCTGTTCAGGCTCCGGTGAATACGGCTCTCCAGACACAACCTGGCCTGCGTAATCTTCTTCCTACGCCAGAGCCCCCGGCTGCCACAGACGGTCTCGCTAACCCGATGCGTACTACTTCAGAAGGCCAGCGTCTACCCCGTGCTGCCGCCACTTCTCGGTCCCTAATTCAGCAGTATGTAGATAGGGAATCTACTCCTGCCCTAGTGAACCCTCTTGCCCCTACTCCCGAAGGCCTGGCTACCCGTGCCGATATTGAACAACGCTTAGGACTTGGGCAGCGTGGAACACTCGGAGCCCCAATTACTCCGGAACTCAATACTCCCCTAACCCAAGGCGAAGTTGCCCCTGCTGCAGCCCCCTCCATAGCTCCAGAGGTTGCCACGTCTCTTAACGTCTTCAACACGATTTCAGCTCGGGCTCCGGCTCCAGCTCCGGCTCCAGCTACGACTGGAACATCTGTTCCTGAACGAACAGTATCCATTGATTCAGGTGTTATGACATCACTTGACCAGTTCGCTCCTCGTCGCCCACAGTACACTGCCCCTGCTGTTGAAGCTCCTCCTCCGGCTCCGCCCGCGGCTCCATCGCCGACCAGTACTACTGGAACTATTGATGAAGCCTTTGATACAACGTTCAGGGATGCAGTTACGGAATTTATGAAGAGCGTGGATACTGAACTCAATCTCAAACTCCTCAACGATAAGAATGTGGAGGAAGCCTTCAAGGACAAGCGTCTGGCATCGTACATTGCCGATATCAAAAAGAATCATAAGGGTCAGGCGTTTACTCTCCAGTTCCCTGATCGCGAGTTGGTTAAGTCCAGTGCCGCCAAGGGAACGGGGTGGAATGTAGGAGGCGGAGACTGGGAAATCCCTGCAGACCGCAAGATGGGAGGAGATACAGTCTTTATCTCCATTGACAAATTCAAGTACGGTTCCACCATTGTCAAGCAGAAGAAGGGCGGCGTTCGTCCCAGTGGTCCGACATTCCGATTCGAGTTTGAGCTGAATTATCCCCAGGAGAAGGTGGGTGGTCGTCGTACCCGCAAGCAGAAGCGTAGGCACGCAGGCCGTTTAACTCGTAGGCATTAGGTATAATTAGACACAGATGTTTGTGGTTTTAGTCGGCGGATACCCACACCAGCGTGGCGAGTTCATGAAGATGGTAGAGGCAATAGACGATGATCGGATTGTGTGGACTGATAACAAGACATCATTTTTCTACATCGCCAATCTGTTCGTATACTTTGGCGGTCCTGTGTCTATCCCTACAGGCAAACTCATGATCACCTGGAGCGGAGACAATCTGGAAACCCTTCACCGAGTCTACAAAACTCTCGGGTTATAATAACTGATGTTTAACATCCTCTGGGTATTTGGGGGATTTCTTGTAGGCATGATTGTGACAACGATCTTCGTCCCGCCGCAGACAAAGCATAAACTCGTCCCGGATGTTCACAATCCCTCGATTGTATTCCAGAACCCCGAGGTCGAGAACGGGTGTTTCCGAGCCGTGGCATACCCAGTCCAATGCACCGACGGTATTGATTTTCTGAACATGTAAACAATGAACGTCTCGTCAATTGTAAAGAAACCTGAGGCCAACTACTTTTTTTCGTTCGTCGTCGGACTTGGACTCGCTGTTCTCATGTTTCACCGCCCACAGTCGGAGATTGACGTATCTGCGATTCCGCCAGGCAAGATTCGAGAGATGGTCTCACGTGTGGACGGCCAATGCTACCGTTTCCGGGTGGACGATGCGTCATGCCCGGCAGCGAGAGTTTCGCTCTAATACATATACAAATGGACGCTACACCCCTAGACCAGCTCATGCCCCCCGGAGGATCGCAGCAGCCGGCGATGTCTCTCCCGTCTGCCACCACGTACCCCCAGATGATCACGCCCGGAACCTCGGCTGCGATTTACACCCCCCCTCCCCCGACCCAGACTGCCCCGATGCACCCTGGAGCCGCCAAGAGCGTCCTGAAATCCATTATGACCTACGTCGCAATCTTCGGTGCAATCTTTATCATCTCCCTCACCCCTGTTCAGTCGCTGTTCCTCCGCTACATTCCGAACGCTTACGGTGGTTCGGGTGTCGTCTCGCTGACAGGTGCGGCGTGCCTCGGCGGACTGGGAGTTGTCCTGGTATACATCCTCCAGGTGGTCCTCCAGCCGCTCGTCTAGTATAAATCAGACTGGTTTATGTCTTGAAAGAATAGTAAGTATAGATGCTCCAGGCGATCTTAGATAAGAATCGCCACCGATCTCGCGGACCCGTATACGATCCAATCGCAGCTGTGTTTGATCGCATTCTTCTTGGTCCTGGGCTCCATCTGACCCCTATGTTCGTTCGCAGGCATCAGGTGACACACATCGTCAACTGTGCGGAGAAATCGGCGTGTCCGGCGTGGGCATCCACATATGCTGGTCCGAGTAGGTACATTTCCCTCGGAGCCAAAGATGCAATGGGCTTCCCGCTGATTCAGGATTACTACGAAGCGTTTGAGAGAGTGATGGATATGTTCCTGCGGGATCCGGGATGCCGGTGCGTGTACGTGCACTGCCAGGCCGGAATGAACCGCTCGGCAACGCTTCTGGCCGCATACCTCCACAAACGGTTCGGGATTCCGATGGAGAAGGTGGTGGAAGTCATGGCCAAGCAGAGGCCGTGTGTCATGACCAATCCGTCCTTCGTCGAACAACTGGAAGAATTTGGATCTCGCGGAAAGAATAAGTAATGTGGGCGTCCGTTCAGTCCGCTATAACATCTGCCAACGATAATCCCATGGCAGCAGGAAATGCTATTCTCGACCAGGCTCTGGGTCCCTCCTATGATTACCTCCAGAACGTCTCGTCTCCCGCCGACTTAAATGTCGGCGAACAAGGAACGATGAGCCAGGTCGGAACCAACGCGAATGCGATCAAAACATACGTCGATAATCTCATTACAGGGCCCAAGTCTGGAAATCAGTTTTTCAAGGATACTGGTGGAATGTGCCGTGCCCCAGGAAACAAGAATGAGGATGGAAAAGATAAGGGTGACGGCCCCGTAGTTCCGCGGTTCACGTACACAAATAACCGTATGGGAATGGACGATGCAGCTGCTGTCCTGGGTCCCAGTTTTTCCGATGCGGTGGCTGGAAGCGGGTTCGACGGCATTATTCCCGCGATGGGCGGCGACATTGCGGCCTTGAACCCACTCAAACTCATGAATGGTCTGGTACTGGATGGAGTACCACCGTGTATATCGTATACTTGCCCCGTAACCGATATACAGACTGGAGTATACCAGGGAACCCAGACTCGGTTTATATCCCCGTCTCTGGAGTTCAATATTACCCCCTGCCGGGCGGCTACAGCAGCAGAGACATCGAATCTGATGGCGATGATTGAGTCTGAAAAGAAGGCGGCCGAAAAGGCGGCAAAGGCTGCTAAAGATGCGGCTGCTCTTAAAGGCAAGTTAAAGGCGGCAGGGGATCCAAGGTACAAAAATATAAAAGGAGTTCAGGCAGGTGAGAAGTATGCGAACTTCCAGGAAAACCTCTATCAGGCCCCTATGCCGGTTGAATACATTGACCCGGTTTCCTACCTCACGCTCGGTGCGGCAGTCATGGTGTTTATCGGATACATATTGATGAAATAACTTACGAACGAATCCCGAGAGGACAATAAGACGATATATGTCCTCGGATGTATTCAAGGTAAAGAAGACTCGAGATGGCGGAGGATCTAAAGGACGCGACCAGATTGGTACTCTAGACTCCCTGCACGAGAAGTATGTAGACGAGCTCCACACCGGTTCTTCGGACGAATCTGTTCGAGCCCTGGAGATCCGCCTTTCAGAACTTGAAAGGGAGTTGGAGGGAACGTTCAACCCTTTCGTATTCGACGACGTTATGCGTCAATCAAAGTTGCAGGCTGAACGTGATACTCTCGCGAAAACTATTGAGAATGTACGTGAAAAGAGGGATATCCAGAAGTATTACATGGAGAGCGGAGACCTGATGCTGGATTACTATGCTCCTCCCGGCAAGAAGACGACATCCAAGGTAGATTTCGGATCGCGTATCCCAGGGACGTTCGACAAGCTGTTTTCAGTGACAGAGACATCCGCAGGTCCGTCCAAGAAGAAGATGTTTGACGAGTACCTTTCCCGTCGGGGTCTGTCCAACGGTCTGAACATCGCTGAGAACGCCGACAATATCAAGAAGATGGCCGAGCACTGTGCCCCCTGCAATATCCCCCGCGAAGAGATCACGTCCGAAGGTATTCTCGTCTGTCCCAAGTGCGGATCGGAAGAGTACGCCCTCGTAGTTTCCGACTTCCCCAGTTTCCGCGACCCTCCAAAGGAGCGGAACAATTACGCATACAAGAAGCAGAACCATCTCAACGAGATCCTCAACCAGTTCCAGGCTAAGGAGAGCACAGAGATCCCCGATGATGTCATGAACGAAGTCATATGTGAAATCAAGAAGCGACGCATCGATAATATCGCTCTTCTGACCGAGCAGAATATCCGCGAGATTCTCAAGAAGCTGGGGAGGAACCGATACTACGAGCACGCGGCCCACATTCTCTCTCGTTTGAACGGCAATCCTCCGCCCACCATTACACCGGAGATCGAGGACAAGATCCGTGCCATGTTTCAGGAAGTGCAGGCACCGTACCTTCTCTACTGCCCCGACGAACGCCGGAACTTCCTGTCGTATTCGTACATTATTTACAAGTTCCTGGAGCTGCTGGAGCTGGACGAGTACAAGGTCCACTTCCCGCTTCTCAAGTCTCGTGATCGGCTGATTCAGCACGATACGATATGGAAGAAGATTTGTGAGTACTTGCAATGGGAGTTCATTCAGAGTATTTAAGAGTAGATAGAATAGGTTACAGCATAAATTCCAAGAAGCAGGTTGAATACCTGGATCTGCGTAGGAAGTTTATGAATTGCGTAGAACAGTCCCATAATTGATAGGATCAATACTGAATTGCCGATGAGTGTTCCCACTCCTCCGCGGCTCACGTACGCCCGGTACAGATCAATGATCTCGTTCTCTCCTTCGGGAAGAGGAGAAATCACAAACGTGTAAAGAAGAATATCGTGAAGAATCTGGTAGAGCAGGACTACGGCTGTCACTGTCAAAGGTGATCCTCCTGGAACGGTGAAGAAGGCCAGCATAATAGCCAGCGAGAGCGAGAGGCAGTCAAGAAGGACTGCGACAAGTCCGTATTTGTCATACCATACGGGCAACAACGAGTGCAGGACATATACCTTCTTTGTGAACATGACAAAAATGAAGTCCATCCATACGGTTGCTGTCACAATAGCGAGGATGTTCATTCTTATTCATTAGCAACAATCTTAAGTTCGGCACTATAGTATTCGGAATCGTAGTTTTGTTCCGTCTTTGTAATATCGCTATACCCTGCACGCTGCTTTCCGAGAATAGGGTACGCAAACACCCACCCCTTCGTCTGCAGCCGCTTCCAGTGCTGGTCAATCGCGTATTCGTCATACCCCTTTCCGGACTTGAACAGTTCAATCGCCTCTTTGAAATTCTCGATCAGAGTGTCGTAGTACTCCTGCTTACAAATATACGCAGGTGTCGTCTGGCACGTTGTTCCAGTCACAAACATATCGTTGACGCGAATGGCTTCCGATCCCGCCGTAAAGCTGGGTGCCAAGACAGCTACGTTGTACTCGATGTGCTCGAGACTCTCAAGAGCCGCTCGGATCTCGTGCGACCTCTTTGTCCATACAAGGTCGTCCTCTACAATCAGAACGCTGGGAAGATTACGCTCCTTCGCAAGTTCTAGGCATCGGAGATGAGACATGGAGCAGCCGACCTGGGGAGGATCGTAAGTAATTGCCGGAAATCGTTCGTAGTGAAATCCTACACACGAAAGTTCCTTTTCAATCGAGGTTCGGCGGTCCTCTCGAGAGTCGAGATTGATATAGAACGTAAAGGGAATATCAGTGACGGGACGTAGGTGACACTCGGGGGAATACCATCCGTTCTTACCCTTGATATGAACGTCCATGATCGTCTTGAATACGTACTCATACTTGCGTGCTACGTTGAACATATCGTAGAGCCTCACTGCACGTTCACGGATGTACTTACGATCAAACTTTCCGTCCACAGCCAACTGAATCCCAGTACAGAACTCCTGGAGCGTATGACAGTTCAGGCCCGTCTTGAACGGTTCGATCGTCTCTGTCTGAGCCCCGTACTCTACAGTGATTGCAGGTGTTCCGCACAGCTGGGCCTCTACAACCACTCCACAAAAAGGCTCGACGAACATCGTGGGTGCGATAAGTGCCTGAAGAGATCCTAGGTACTCTCCCCGCTCCAGACCGCTGATCGGCGGCTTGTACACGATGTTTGGCTGAGTTAGATACTTTGTAGGATCGCCCTGTCCACACAGAATGAAGCGGACGTGGGGCATACGCTTCGCGATTTCTACAATCACGTGACAGCCCTTGCCGTTGTAGATACGACCAAGGAACCCAACCGTATTCATCTTTGGCGTGAGCGACAGTGGCCATTCCATTGAATCAAAATAATTCGGAACGACGAACCAGTAATTGTGTCCCCACTTCTTCTCAAGGCCAAGAGCCTGGTGCATCCAAGCATAACTCTCGAAGATTCGGTAGTTCCGGCTAGAGTGATTGTATCCTATCCCGGACTCGCATGCAACAACGCCAAGACCTTCGATAGCCTGATCGTGCGATACACCAAACGGCAGGCACACGATGTCAGTTTCCATGCTTCGGTAATTCGCGATAAGGAGAGGACGAAGACGGGCGTTGAATTCCTTATAAAGCGGTGTTGACCAGTTTGCCAGATCTCCGATGAAGGAACGGTGATCACTTAGATGTTTCACAGCTTCCTCATGTGTCTTCTCCGGGTTGAGATGGCGGTAGGACATGAGACGCAGCGTATCCCATTCTTCGCGACTCAAAACCTGTAATTCCTTCGTCGCCTCGGTGACAGACCCCTCGACTCCATAATGGTAGACCTCGAAACCCCGAGACATCATCATGCGAGGAAACCGCATAACCTTGCCAGTGTAGGCACAGTGGCTAAAATCATTGCATGTAACTGTGTGAGGAAGACCCAGAATATGTAGGCGTATGGGCATTTAACTAATGTTGTTGGACAGCACGTAAATGAAGTAAAACGGAAACAGGATCTTAGAGGATGTAACCCTAGATTAGAAAATACATGATGAAGCCCCGTTTCTCAGCCTCCGATGTCGCATCTCTCCTTGGCCTCAACCCCTACCGTAGCAAGAATGAGTCTCTCCTCAAGGTCATCAGCACTATGCCAAAGTTCAAGTCGGTGGTTCAGGGAGTCAAGGATGCGATGGGAGCCCGAACGGAGCGGGAGGTTGTAGCCCAGGCGTCTCCCTCTGCCCTCAAGGCAATGTATGAGTCTGTAGATGCGGCATGTGTAGCCACGTCAGATTCGCAGATGGAGAAGGCGATCACGACATTTAAGGAGACGCATATTCGCCAGGTCGTTCAAGAGACGCTGGAGGGTAAGCGGGTACCTACAACTCCGGCATTGGAGGAGGCAGTGGCACGTATTGTTGCGGGTCAGATGGATGTTGCAACGGAGACGGCTCTTCTGTGTGCGAATCCCGAGGTAACTACCAAGATCGAGCAGACGCAGGAGCACCAGGTGCTGGCATCGGAGATCCAGAAGCGGCGGGGAACACGGCTGGAAGATAAGGCCGAGAACAACCACGCGGTGGCTACAGGCAAGGAGGTGACAGATCGCAACACGTTCGTGGACTTTGAGTGCGACTCGTATCGCCTTATCGGATACCTGGATGGAATGCAGGGTGATAAGGTTGTCGAGACGAAGAACCGTAAGCGGTTCTGGACGACTCCGCCAGCGTATGATTTCATCCAGCTGCGGTGCTATATGTTCATGAAGGGCGAGAAGGACGGCGTTCTACTGGAGAACTTCCCTGGTCGTGGTCCTCGCACCACCGAGGTCCCGTGGGACGACGAGCGGTGGATGGATATTCATGCTGGACTGTGTGGTGTCGCACGGACAATCGCCAATATCACAGAGGAGGACGCAGAATCACTTGCGAGGTCAGTATTTGCGGCGACGAAGAGTTAGAGTCCGCCGGGCCCTACGAGTCTTCCGACGTCCTCCACGTAAGATCATGGTCCGTCCGTTATAGATGGAAAAGAGTGTCCCTGCCTTGATGACATACTTCCCGCCATCCACGAGGTTAACGATCCTGTTTACCTTGAATTTCCCCTGTTTGGTAAGCTCCCGGGGGAAGTCCGCCGTAATTGTGATCTCCGACTCTTTTATCAGTTGATTCGGCACAAACTTCGATGCACCCAGTTCGTATAGTGCCATTATCTATACTGGTGAAAATGGATCGGGCGAAGCCTATTTTTGTTTTGGAGCAGCTTACACAACAACAATGAACAGACTCCTCCACACCATCTTTATCGACAACAAGGACAACAAGAATCTCTGGGACACGTTTGAAGCCGAGTGCCAGAAATTCTACAATGAACCGGCACACAGCTTCACGGAAATGCGGACGCGGGACAACAAGAAGGTCCGGGGCGATATCTTTGAAGACTTCTGCGTGCTGTACCTCAAACACGTGAAGGGATACGATGACGTGTGGCTGCTGTCCGATGTCCCCGACGCGATCCTGACAGACCTGGGAATGAAGAGACCCGACGTGGGCATTGATATTATTGCAAAGAAGGGCAAACTCTATTCGGCGGTACAGTGCAAGTACAAGAAGCAGGAAGTCAAGACCAAGATTGTTACGTGGAAAGCCCTGTCCACCTTCTATGCCCTGTGTATGCGTACCGGACCCTGGGACAAGTATGTGGTGATGACCAACTGCTCGTTTGTTCGGCACATGGGCAAGAAGTCCAAGAAGGATCTCTCCATATGCCTCAAGACTCTCCAGGGCATCACCAAGGCACAGTGGATTTCCATGTGCGGAGTGGAAGGTCACAAGGTAGACGACATCCCTGCTGCAGCACCACTTCCTAAGACGGACGAGGATGTCCGCCAGGCACGATTGAAATTCTTCGGTAAGATATAATGGCCGCATCTTCCACTTCCGACGCCCGCAGTGGTGCTCTCCCCCCAGATCCTAAAGCGGCTGTATCTCTGCCCCCCGATTCGCCTGCCGCCTCGCTGCCCACGACTTCGGCCGCCACCGCACTGGCCGACGCTATCCCTGCACTTCCGACTGGACAGTTGACCGTACAAAGCGTCCTAATTTTTACGTTCGCTATTCTGTGGTTTACTTTTGGCCTTATAGGGTTCGTCCTCTCTATCGTGTGCTTTGGATACTCCGGATCGACGGGTGAGAAGATTATGGGTATTGTGATTGCCCTGGCCCTGGGTCCGTGGTACTTCCTCTACTATTTTTCGAGCGGATCGTACTGCAAGCGTATGCCCCCTACCCTCTTCTAAACAGCCAAAACGAATTTGGGAAGGGCGAGGCAATCAAGTAGAACAAGAATGTTGAGAATCGCAGATACATCACAGGCTCCCGAGGTCGAGACGAACTACACGTTTCCTCTGGATCCCTTTCAGAAATGTGCCGTAGCCGCTATCCAGGCCCGCGAGAACGTGCTGGTCACCGCCAAAACAGGCAGTGGCAAGACGCTGGTGGGAGAGTACCAGATCGAGTACTCGCTCAAGAACAGCGGTCGGGTGTTCTACACCACCCCAATCAAGTCGCTGTCCAATCAAAAATTCCACGATCTCTCGCTTCTCTACCCCAGCAGGGTTGGGATCATGACGGGGGATGTCAAGTTCAAGCCCCAGGCGGAGGTGGTGGTGATGACCACCGAGATTCTGCGGAACCTCCTATTCAAGATCGGGTCGTCTACGGAACATATCGGGAGCACGGCAGCTCTCTCGCTAGACGGTGTTGATGCGATCGTCTTCGACGAAGTCCACTACTTCAATGACCCCGCCCGGGGAAAGGTATGGGAAGAGTGCCTGATTCTCCTGCCAAACCGAATTCGGCTCGTCCTGCTTTCGGCTACAATTGAAAGTCCAGACGTCTTTGCTCAGTGGATCGGTGAAATGAAGCAGGTTCCGACACATCTTATCTCGACACAGTACCGGGTAGTTCCGCTTGAGCACCGGGTTCGTGAAAAGCTTCTCATGGACGAGAAGGACAAGTTCAACGGCCAGGCCTATGCTGAGTATCTTCGGTATCTCAAGGGCGTTGATGATGCGAATAGGAAACATTCTGATGCAGTGAAAGCTCGGGTTGCTGGCGACCCTGTTGTGGCTCGCGAGATCCGTTCTAACGGATTTCTCCACCAAATGAACGAGATGGTGGACACGCTCCAGCACGAAAATAAGTTGCCCGCAATGTTCTTCGTGTTCTCCCGCAAGAACTGTGAGGCGTATGCGTCCAAGGTCACATCTACTCTCATTGATGCGTCCGAGGGTGCCATAATCAAGCACCGGGTGAACTTCCACCTGTCTCGGTACCCTGAGCTCAAGATGATTCCGCAGTATCATACTCTGCTGGGTCTCCTGATGAAGGGCGTGGCCTTCCATCACAGCGGGATGCTACCGGTGCTCAAGGAGATCGTGGAAATGCTGTTTGCTGGTGGGCATCTCAAACTGCTGTTTGCGACGGAGACGTTTGCGGTGGGGATCAACATGCCGACCAAGACGGTGATCTTCACGAGTTACCGCAAGTACGATGACGATGTGGGCGATCTGCGGATGCTGCGGACGGACGAGTATATTCAGATGGCGGGTCGGGCGGGTCGGCGTGGAAAGGATGTGTGGGGGTTTGTCTACTACCTTCCCGACCGCAAGCCCGAGGAGCTGGAGGATGTGCGGACGATGATGACGGGGAGACAGCAGTCCCTGGAATCGCGAATGGATTTCCACTACGACTTCCTTCTGAAATGTCTACAGAACGGGACGACGGGGTGGCTGGGGATGATGGAGAAATCGTACTGGCACGATCAGCGTCAGCGTGAGTTGGCGGTACAGAAGGCGGAGGTTCTGGAACTCCAGGGGAAGTATACGGGTCTAGAGGTTTCAGAGTTTGAGTTGCGGGATATGTACGAGACGCAGATCAGGGTGACGCAGAATGCTGAGCGGAAGCGGGTCCAGGCCCTACTGGATTCGTGGAAGAATAAGCATGTGGGCCCAAAGTGGGAGAAGGGGTGGCAGGAGTTCAAAGAGTTCAAGAAGAACCGGGAGAAGATTGCGAGGCTGGAGGAGAAGATCGAGATTACCAAGAAGATCGAGGTACCGTTCCTCGTCAATCTACAGCGGCTGGGGTATGCCGATGGTGAGACGCTGACAGAGATGGGAGTCATGGCCTCAGAGATCAACGAGGGTAATCCTCTAGTGATGTCCAAGATGTTCGGGAAGTTCGGTCAGATTCCCCGCAACGAGATGGTGGCTCTGCTCTCATGTTTCGTGGAGGGCGAGAAGACGGAGGATCCCATCGCCGTATCGTGTCTGCGGGTCCCAGATACGCTCAAGAATGCTCTTCTGATGGTACACGTCATTGCCCAGGATCTGTATGATCACGAGAACCCCAAGAGCCGGCCGGAGTACTGGACAATTCACAATTACTGGCCTGAGATTGTGTACCGCTGGATGGGCGGCGACGAGATGGGGGTGCTGTGTGCGGAGTACGAGGTGTACGAGGGCAACTTCATGAAGGCTATTCTGAAGACGGCCAATATCGTGGACGAGTGGATTACCTTGGCTACGTACACGAAAAACCTGGAGGTTCTGGAAACTCTGCGTGAGATCCGGACGGATCTCGTGCGGGGTCTAGTTGTTCCTGACTCCCTGTACCTACGCCTGTAGCTCATCTAGATTTTAGTCGGGGTAAAGGATAATGTTGACCTTGTCGAAGAAGACTTGGAAATATATTTTTTACGCTGTGCTTGCCCTGGTCCTACTGTATGTCGTCTTCTTCAGCTCTACGCGTGAACGTTTTGCGTCGGTGAACCCCCTGCCTACGGCGGCGGATCTTGCTGCGGTAGAAGCTGCATTGAAGAGGGAGGGAGAGAAGAGGGAGGGGGGGAAGCAGCCCTCGTTGTCACAAATGGCAGCTGGAGTTTTGAAAACTGCTCCTGAAAGTATTAAGGCCGCAATTAAGTTTTCCCGTGCAAACATCATACCGCTTCTATCATACAACGCGGTGAAATCCAATACAAACCCCGACGGCAGCGATAATTTCGACTATTGGACACTTGTATTTATTCCGATGTACAAAGATGTTATGATTCTCCCGCTTGCTTACGCCGTGAAGCAGCAGAGTTCTCCTCCCACGCTTTCCGCATTCATCGACATGGCAGTAAAGATTTTCAGAGATAACGCTCCACAAGCACAGCCGCCTTTAGACCCTCAACAAATAGCAGTTATTGACGAGATGAAAAAGGGAGAACCGACGATAACTCCGCCGGGACAGAACGAAACTTTTCCAAATCCTGGATACTGGGGGTATAAGTATATCTACGGAGACCCGAAGGTAGCACCCCCGCCTCCTGCCTCAAAATCAACCTCAACCTCGTCAAAGACGTCGTCGGGAAGTATTGGTGGTGGTGGTGGCGGAAAGTGTACTCCGTCCGTTCTCCAGATTCCAGGTGGAGTGACTGAGACACGGTGCTTCAGCAGCTAACTCTTCCTCCGCCGCCGCCGACCGGCCTTCCGTGTATGGGTTGCCGCCCGCTTATTCGCAGTCGCAATGGCCTTATGCAAAAATTCAGCCTCTTCCCGATCAGCTACAGGTGGTTTTTTAGAACCCTCCCGGTCTCGCCGCTTCTCCATCAGTTTATCTAGACGATGCAGCAGCAGTGCTTTTCTGGACACTTCGCGAAGTTTCTTCCGACTGTCCATTCCTCCTTATTTACTCGGCCGAGAAAGATACGACTATCCGGTTTGGCGTATAATCCTGCCACTTCCGATCCAGTATGTCTTCGATCTCATCTTCATTTTCAATATCCTGGTGTGTCGGCTTGCCGTCTTCGTCTGGCATTTCGCGGTGGATGTAGAGTATTCCACCGACAACCGTCGGTATGTACTCAAGAGTCTTCCCCAGACCGATTCCAACCGTCTGACGAATTGTCCAGTCCTGGCCTACCCATTGGGTCGGTCGATCGAGGTAAGAGTACATGTACGCTCGGTTGTGACGAACAGACCACCGGACGTAGATGAGATCGCCGTCGTTTTCATCGTCAAATTCACCGACCTTGTAGTCGTTGTCTGAATAGAAGCTGGGATCGTCAGGAGCTTCAGGTGGAGGAGGAAGGCGGTTCATCTTTGAATACGATTAGGTACTCCAAACAACGGATTCGTTTTGATCATCTCCGAGACGTATTGTCAGGCGGATGTTGTTTTTATCACACTGCAATACTGTTACGAGGGCTCTTGCAGAAAATCCCCATAAAGTACTGACCGTTCAATCCACTGTGATTCAAGAACCCAGTTGTCTTCATAAGTGTGTGCCACCCTTTACGCTTGAACGGCCCCTCGAGGAGTTCTGGCGTCAATTCGTGAAGATGACCAGTGTACGGACGGATATGAATCCACTCGAAAATCCGAACAGTCTCCGCTACCTCTAGGGCATTCTCAATAATACGCTGTGGATCCTTCACGTGCTGAAGGCAATTGTAAATCCAGGCCTCGTCGTACGTTCCATCCTCTGCGGCATTGATATCTTCCCCGCACTTGATTATCCGCTTAATCCCCTTCTGGGCGTATACGTCTTCGAGGTCTCCGTAGTGAATAGGATCAAGTGCCACTCCGCTCTTTACCGGAAGACGCTGGAGAAGCGAAAGTGGTCCGCATCCAATGTCAATAACGCTCTTTCCTGGAACGCCATCGTGCAAAAACATCATCTTCGACACAAAAATGTTCTTATCAATCTCTATAGGGTGGCTCCCGCGATACCGCATCCACCAATTACGCTCCCATGCCTGAGCCTCCATCCACTTCTCCTCCATTTTTTATTACTAAACCTAATAACCTTTAAATCTTAGACCAACGGACATTTCAAACCGGCACTTAAATGTTATAGGCATATATCATTCAAATGACGTATGAAGAGAAGTTTGAGTTGGTTAGAAATACACTCATTTCATATTGTAAAGTGTGTATTACAGAAAACTATGAAAGAATGTTTGATATGTGGTTAAGTTGTGAAGCAGATATGGAGTTTGGTCACGGATATCAAGACAAATTTAAAGAGCAATTTGGGGACTATATAACGGATGAAATAAAGGCACAATTATGGTTTGCTGGTAAAAATATAATCTATGCGATTAATTCTTTTATTTCATTAAAAAATGATGATTATGAACTTGATGAACTTCTTGAGTTCGTAGAAAAGTTTGTATCTGAACAACTTGATGACTTTGATAATGATTATGATACAACTGAATGGTTTAATAATGATAATGAAAATGATGAAGAGCCTAGAGAAGATAATCCGGAATAAAGTGCCGGTTTGAAATGCCCGTTGGTCTAAATCCCATGTCTTTTCGGAAATGTGATCGTCATCTCCAGTGGTAGAAGAGCCCCCGAATCTGTCACCTCCTCCCACCGCATGTCAAGGATAATCTTCTTCTGAAACTCACTGCCACTGAAGAAGTCAATGTCGTTCCACAAATAGTTTCTATCGGCCTTACCCGTGTGGATCAGACGCAGGGTCTGGCCCACTGTCAAGAACTGGTCAAAGCCCCTGGGAGTCGGGTCAGCATGTTCACGAATATAGTATCGGCACTCAGGGACGTTCTTCCAGATCTCCAGTTCGTAGTCGTAGGGGTAGTCGCCAAGATTAAATTTAAGAGTCATCACATGAATATTCTGCATTTTGTGGTCTGAGTTTCCCAACCATACACTCTCATACATCCGTTTTGACCCTGATATGAAACACCAGACGCTGTTTCCATGTAGGTCGCTGCATGTCCAGGAAATACGTAACCGTAACAGGGCTTCCCTCGGGTAGATCGTTTGCACACGTAATTAGACGTTCCCAGTCGGGAATCCAGATACGGGTGGATGAGACTACGACCCCCTGAATATTTTCAGGGCGTCGCTGGAGAATGTCCAGGAAAGCCAGATCGCGAGCGTGCTTCTTCGCAAACTTTTGCAGGCGGTTGCAGTCTTCCTTTGCGTTAGGGACAGGCATACCCTTCATCGCCATCTGGTTCACCACATCTGCCCATCGCCGAATAGGGGAGGTTCCATGGCAGTACCGAGTCTGGAAGCCCCAGTGCTGGACTTTTGGGGAGACATGTTCGTATGTCGCAGCAGCATAGGCGAACATCCGAGCGTTCAACCCAAGACGCTCGTACTTGTCCAGCTTCTCACCATCGGGGGCCGAGTGGTGGCGAAGTAGACCCTTGCCGATTCGGACAAGTTCTTCGGCCATCTTCTTGTTGTAGAAGATCATCAGTTCCGCTACCCAGTCGTGCGTATCGTGGAGACGCCGACCCGCGAGGTGCTCGCAGATTTTTTGAAGAGTATCTATCGGGATCTCGGTAGCCAACCTGCAGTTGTCGTACGTATATGATGCCCGGTTGATGATTGTCACCTCCTTGAAGTAGGGCTCGAAAACACCTCCGGCCCATGTGAAGATCAGGGCATACCCCAGCCTCCTCTCGCCAGGCAGGAGGGACATCCGAGTCTCAAGCGTCTTGGGAAACATACTCCTGGCAGGTACACCTCCGTCGTACAGCGATTGTCCGATGTTCTGGGCATGGGACATCCAAGGATTCGCCCGAACCCACTCAGCAACGTCAGCAATCGTGATGGCCACCTTTGTGATACCGTTCTCGGTCCAGATCGAGACACAGTCGTCAATATCCAGGCATCCCGGAGGATCAATGTTGATGGTGGGAACATCGAGGATCGGGTGAAGACAGTCGGGTACCGTAATGGCGGGAAACTTGGTCCAGTAATCGGGGGAATAGGCTACGTGAATAGCCTTGCGTTCGGCTAGGGGATCGCCACACGTTCCTACGATTTCAATGATTTGGCCACGGGGAAGCTTCTCGTCGCTGATCTTTTCGGCGACGACGAGAAGGTTCTTCTTGAGATCGCGGTGAGCCGAAGCCACGATCATTTGGGGAAACACAGTGTTCAGAGGGCTAAAGAGATACATGGGGACATTGCGAGAGGTCAGACCGTATCGCGTCTTGTTGGTGAGTTGGAGGACCCCGGCAATGCGTGTCATCTTATTGGTTGATGCACTTTCTTTACTGCCACGGCTCCACATTCGTTTTGTTCATTTTGGGGCACTTGCCACAGCTTGGGGAGGGAGCGGGAGATACGGAGGGCAGGGGTCCGTTGGATAGGACAAAATAGGCCAGACCGGCCAGAGCAAGGATTCCAATCGCCCAGTAAAGTGTTTCGGTCATCCTAATTGTTTTCGGGTAAGACAATTTATATACATAAATGGGCATACCGTACTACTTCATCAGCCTCATCCGGGCACACAAGAATGTCGTGTCCCGTGTTCGTACCAAACTCCAGCCCGATATCCTGGCCGTAGACTTCAACTGTTTGATCCACAATTACATGGACGATGCCCGACCGATTGAGAGCGTGGTAGAAGCACTTCTCAAGCTGTTGGACGAAACGTGTCAGCCGAAACTCCTGTACATCGCGATGGACGGCCTGGTCCCCTACGGCAAGATTGTGCAGCAGCGGTACCGTCGTTTCCGAACTCCCGAGGGTGCCCCCGTCTTTGATCGCAACCAGATCTCGCCGGGGACGCCGTACATGAAGGAACTCGATCAGGCAGTCAGGGCTCGGCTTCCCCACGCCCTAGTGTCGTCCACTGATATTCCAGGGGAGGGCGAGCACAAACTGTTTGAGTGGATGAAGACCTTATCCCCTACCCAGCGTCAGAACACAGTGGTCTACGGTCTCGACGCCGATCTCATTCTCCTGTCTCTCACCCAAACTGCTCTCTGTCCCCAGCTCTGGCTCCTTCGCGAGAACCCCAGTTTCCAGTCCAAGGTCGAGGGCTTCTCTGTCCTATCCGTCCATGCTCTGGCGGGAGTGCTTCCGATCCTTCCTCACAGGTATGTAGCACTCTGCGTCCTGTGTTTCGGTAATGATTTCATGCCTCCGCTCGGCATGTTTTCCCTCCGTGAAGGCGGACACGAACGAGCAGTGGAATGCTACCTCCAGGCCGGTTCCCCCGATCTTATGACGGCGGCGGGGCGGCAGGCTTTCTTGAGGGCGGCTGCGACACAGGAAATCAAGGTGTACCAGCAGAAGATTGCGGCACGGCAGAATCCTGCCGAACGGGCGATCCTATCGAGTGATGCCAAGCATTTCGAGCAGCGGTACAATCTCCACATCCTGGATGGCGTAGAGGATACTCGTCAAGTTGTTCATGCATTCTGGAAGACGTTTCACTGGACGCTACACTACTTCTACGAGAACGAGTGCCTTGACTGGAACTGGGTATACCCTTATGCGGAAGCCCCCCTGGTCTCACAGATTATCCGGTACGAAGAGTCGGTTCCAACGTGGTCTGGAACTGCCCCTAACTTTACAGTAACAAAGCAACTGCAGTTTATCCTGCCACAAGCATCCCTTCGTAGGGCACACAAGCGTGCTCTGTTTCCCGATGAGTTCTACAACGAGGAAACAGATACGCGGATCCCGTGGATGCGTAAATTTCAGTGGGAGTGCGAGCCTCGGATATCTCTTCCAATCAAGACCGAAGAGTTGACAACGGTCCAATCCTTCCAAATGTCTTAAGTTTAAACCCACCCTGCGGCATGTTGAGTTTAGGAATTAGTGTCCCCCCTGAATTTGTCAAGGACGACGACACATTTGAGATGGGAGATACGTTGATATCGGAGAATGGTGATAGTTCGTACCATTCGAAGGTTCGTTTGGACCAGTAGTTCTCTTCTATCATATTGAGTTCCTTGATCTTAGGAGCTGTAGCAATTCCCTCTATCGTCATATTCTTCATCCAATCATTACGGACGTAGGAAAGGTACTCTTGACGACGAGTCGGTGATAGGGCAGGTGGGAGGATGTTTTCCAGTTCCGCTATACTTTCTGCAAACGTGTACACCTTCCTGCGGTTGCGGGAATTCACAGAGTTGTGAGCACGCATCACAAACTCTACAACACCTCGACGACTTGATTTCCAGGACGGATTTATATGAGTGTACGCAGCAATTGTATCAGAAAAGTGTTTCATACAGCTCGGACACAGAATGGTTTGAGTAAACGAAACAAGCCATCGAGCGAACATTTCCTGTTCAAGTGCGGATGGGTTGTCGGGGTACAGTGCTGATACAGAGTGGAGGGTAGCCCAGCCTAACGGTCCCCAACCTTTTGTCATTGTATAGAACGTTTAAGAAAGAAGTCCAGCTCCGACCGAGTCAGCGTATAACGTACGAAGGACCGCGGGAGGGATTTCCTTCTTTTCTCCACCGATAATCTTCTTCTCGATCAGTTTCTTACGTATTGTCGCAATGTCCATGCGGGCAGCCTTCGCCTTGGCGGTCTTGCGGGCCTTCTCGATTCCTCCTTCCGTCATAAGCTTGATAGACTTCTTGCGTGTCGGCGGGGCCTTTGACGGGTTTCCTGTTGGGCGGATCTTGGCAGTCTTACGCAGAATACCACGGGGGTACGTCTTGGACGACCTGCGGCGACGACCACCGAAACCGGGACCGCTAGGAATACCCGCAGGTATCGGCGGGGCGGTAATGACATCGTGCCGCACAGACTTATCCTCACCGTTAAATGCGGGATCAGTCGCCTCATTGATAATCAGATCTCCGCCTCCGCGGACCTTGGTCACCTTGTACTTTGTAGGATCCGGAGCCATAATTGTTCCTCTTATAGAAAACGGATAAAATGTCTTACGGCGACGCTGTGTCTACAAGAACAGGATGGACGCTATCCGGGCATATTTCAAGCAGGGCATTTCTCGTTTCTCCGAGTCGCAGGTTGAGCCGTATGAGGACTTCCTTCGTAATAAACTTCCCCTAATCCTTCGGTCCACTCCTCCGATTGTGGTGTGGCACGACCAGGACGAGGTGACGAAGAAGTACAAGTACGAGTTTCGCCTATCCTTTGACAACGTCTCGTATATGAAGCCGCGTATCCAGGAGGCTACCGGCCGTCTGAAGCAGATGCTCCCATGCGAGGCCCGTATCCGTAACTTCACCTACTCTGCCCAGATGTTTGTGGACATTCGGCTGAAGGTCCGTTCGTACAGCGGCCCGGAGCTCACGGAGTTCAAGGAGGAGACCAAGCTGTTCGAGGGCATTTCCCTCGGCAAGATCCCCGTTATGCTGGGGTCGTCGCTCTGCGTCCTCAAGGATTACCCGATGTCTATGGAGGAGCTGGGGGAGTGCCCGCAGGATCCCCTGGGCTACTTCATCGTCCACGGCGGTGAGCGTGTGATTCTGTCGCAGGAGAAGGTGGCCGACAACCGTATCATGGTCTTCCTCAACAAGAAGGCGACTACGAAGCACTCTCACTCGGTAGAGATGAAGTCACTGCACGAGAGCTTTACCTTGCCTCCCAAGAAGCTGGAAATCCGTGTCTCAGCCAAGTTCAACGGTCTGGGATACCCTCTCTCCATCTGTATTCCCCGCTTCCGTGAGGACATTCCCCTCATGGTCTTCTTCCGCTGCCTCGGGATCACCAAGGACCGCGACGCCTACCGCCTACTGAACGTTGACGACACGGATTATCTGGCGGCATCGTTCAAGGAGTGTGCGGATATCGGAGTCTTCACGCAACAGGAGGCTATCGAGTATCTCTCCCATCACCTCCAGTACCCTCCCGCCACGGAGGACAAGACGGGCCACGTCCGTGCCCTTCTCCTCACCGAGTTCCTTCCCCATGTCACGCTGTCTGGAGAGACTCTCGAGACCGGAGTTCTGATTGCCCGCAAGGTCAAGATCATTGCGAGCATGGTCAAGAAGCTGCTGGACACGGCCAACGGCAAGATCCCGCAGGATGACCGTGACGCCTATCCGAACAAGCGGGTAGTCACTACGGGTGCCCTTCTCACACACCTGTTCCGCCAGTTGTTCCAGAAGGTGTGCAAGGATATCCGTTCCAAGTTCGTCCACGAAATCAACAACGATAACTGGAAGCGGTCAGGAAAGCCGCTCGATGTCCTGGTGCTCTCCAACCTCTACAAGATCCTCAAGGTGTCCTCCATCGAGGGCAAACTGAAGCAGGCTTTGGCCACAGGTAACTTCACGGTTCAGGGTCTCGGCACTTCGGGGTCTACCTCCCTGTCCAACGCCACCAAGTCAGGTGTGTCACAGGTCCTCAACCGCCTGTCCTACAATGCGACGCTCTCGCATATCCGCCGTATCCAGACTCCGGTGGAGAAGTCAGGCAAACTTCTGGCTCCTCGCAAGCTCAACGGATCCTCATGGGGCTTCGTCTGCCCCGTGGAGACTCCGGAAGGTCATTCGGTCGGTATCGTGAAGACGATGAGCTTGATGTCCACGGTGTCATCCCACGTCCCATCGTTCATTGTTCTGAACCGCCTCAAGGAGATTGGTGGTGTTGTTTGGGTCGAGACTATGTGGACGACCGGGCAGGTAGCGATTCTCGTGAACGGCGTCATCGTGGCATACACGAACTCCCCGAAGGAAGTTCACGCCAAACTCAAGGCTTCGAAGCACTCTGGCGAGATCCACCCACATATCTCAATCGCCTGGAATATCATGCTGAACCGTATTCTGATCGAGACAGACGCCGGTCGCCTTGTTCGTCCGATCTTCCGTGTCGTAGACGGCAAGCTCCTTCCCAAGCCCACCTCAAATATCTGGGACGACTGGGTGCGGTCGTGCGTCGAGTACATCGATGCCAATGAGTCCGAGGTTGTTCGTATCGCGATGTTCCCCGGCGAGGTGACCTCTGAGCACACGCACTGCGAAATTCATCCGCACATGATTCTCGGTCATATGGCGTCCATCATTCCGCTTTCGAATCATAACCAGTCGCCTCGTAACGCTTACCAGTCTGCGATGGCGAAGCAGGCCATGACGCTGTACGCCTCGAACTATCATCGTCGGCTGGATAAGGCCGCATACCTCCTGGCGTCTCCCCAGCGTCCTATCGTGGAGACGCAGATTATGAGCATCCTGAACATGCACAAGATGCCGTCCGGGTGCAACGCCATTGTCGCGATCGCATGTTACTCGGGATACAATCAGGAGGACTCCGTCATCCTCAACCGCGGCTCCCTCAAGCGTGGGTTCATGCGGGGGTACTACTACACAGTGTACAAGGATGAGGAGCACCGCAACGTGGCCTCTGGGCGTGAAGAGCGGTTCTCCAAGGCCAGGCATGAGAACACGAAGGGGTACAAGAACACCTCGTACAACGCGATCCAGGAGAACGGGATCCCCATCAAGAACGCTGTTGTCCAGGAGAATGATGTCGTAATCGGAAAGGTTGTGAATCTGCGGAGCGACCCACATGGGTACCTCTACCGCGACCTGTCTACGACACACAAGAACTCTGAGCCTGCCCGTATTGACGGCGTGTGGCAGGACAAGAACTCGGACGGGTACCCGTTTGTCAAGGTCCGCGTGATCTCGGAGCGGACCCCACAGATCGGTGATAAGTTCGCGTCGCGTGCTGGGCAGAAGGGTACGTGCGGCATGATCCTAGACGAGTGCGACATGCCGTTCACGGCGTCAGGTCTCCGTCCCGATATCATCATGAACCCTCACGCTATTCCTTCTCGCATGACGATCGCCCAGTTGCTCGAGACGATGTACAGTCGTATCGGGGTACGCACGGGCAATCTGGGCGACGGTACGCCGTACTCTCATCTCGGAATGGAGGATCTCAAGGTTCACATGCGGAATCTTGGGATGCATCCGTACGGCAACGAGATCATGTACAATGGTCAGACGGGCGAGATGATGGAGGTGGAGATCTTCATGGGAACCACGCACTACCAGCGTCTCAAGCACATGGTGATCGACAAGGCCCATTCACGTGGTCGTGGTCCCATCGTGTCTCTGACCCGCCAGCCTTGCGAGGGTCGGGCCCGTGATGGCGGTCTGCGGGTTGGCGAGATGGAGCGTGACTGTTTCATCTCGCATGGTGCGGCCGTATTCACCAAGGAGAGGCTAATGGATGTCTCGGACCCGTTCAATGCCGGCGTGTGTACTGGGTGTGGTTCGCTAGCTACAATCAATGAGAAGGATCGTCTCTATGAGTGTAGGTCGTGTGGTGCAAAGTCCGGTCTGGAGGACAAGACCATCCCTTATGCGGTCAAGCTGTGGCTACAGGAGTTGGAGGCGATGCACATCTCACCTAAAATGATTTCACCCGCTTAGTCTGACGGTGCCGGCGACGACGTCCCGCCACCTTTTTGGTCTTGGTGTGCCGACGACGACGACCGGCAGTTTTTGGCTTTCCTACAAGGGACATAATGCCGTTGACGGCATCTGCAACGGTTGCCTCGGTTGTGGATAGGGGAGGGGCAGACCGCAGTGGTGCCAGGGACGCCCGGCGGCGGCGGACAGGAGGGATGGAGAAAGCCGCACGGACTTCAGGCTTCAGTTCACGCTTCATGGAGTCCAGCTCGGCGTCGAGGATAGCAATCGCCTGACGCTCCTTTTCCTGATCCGCCATCAACTCCTTGAACTTGGCGTCCGACACGAGGGGCTTAATGGCTTCCCAGATCGTCTTGCCATCCAGTGCCAGAAGGCTTTTTCCACCATCAATGAGCTTCTCACGCAGAATGTAGACAATGTATACGCAGAAGAGAGCCACACCTGTCTGTCCCGCAATCGCTCCGCTTCCAGCCGCAATCTGAGCAGAGAACTCAAGGGCGGTCAGGGTATTGGTGAACATCGTTCCAAATGTAGGCATGGCAGCGGAAACGTTGATGAGGCCATTGACCACAGCAGTTCGCAGACCCTCGTTGACTCCTACGAGCACTGCCCCCGCAGCCGACGCCCACTTGAGGGCTCCTACAATGTCCACCGGCTTGGACTCTGCCTCTGCACTCTTGGCCTCAATGGCCGCCGCCATGTCGGTAGTGATCTTGTCAACTGTAGTGGCTCCGCGACGGCACTGCGTAGTGAAGAACTTCGCGATCGCACCTCCGAGTTCACGGAAGCCGCCACCGACCTTCTGACCACGCCGCCTGCGGCCCCCCGACACACCTGGCTCAGGGACACCCAGACCGACAATCGCCTCAGACATGACATCCGCTAGGTCGGGGTCACACCCCGCACTGTAAACTCCCGCAAGTGTAGTTAGAACTTCATCCGCAGACGCCGGGACTCCCGCCTTTGCCGCTGAACCGTACTTGTGCAGCAGTGTCACCAGCCACTCTGGGCGGTTCCCAGATGGGATTTCAATACCCTTGGATTTGGCCATATCGATGAGAGCAGCCACCGCAGTTTGGCCGGAAGATGACATTATTCATTAGGCAGAAGATATTGTGTAGATGTAGTTCCTGTATGATGCATCATAGGAGGTGAACGACAACTGATTCTGGCTGCTCAGAATAGGAGATGTAAAAATACTTCCTGATACGTTATTGTAGACTGTACCATTGGTAGTATTGCTGGCGATGACAGTGCTGGGATACGTCGTAGGCTGTATGTACTTGTACACAAATCCCGGACTTCCACAGACATACAACGCATTGGTTCCATCTATGATGGGAGTCGTTCCTGGCAAAATGTTCGATTCGCTCGAACGCCAGAACTGGGTTACATTACCCCCGTTCGAATCAATGTACGGGTTCGCGATTCCTAGAAATCCTCCAGCTGCGTATAGCCGGTTCGATGTCGTTGTGAAATACACCCAGGTAGTACCTACTTGGTCAGTAAACAACAGGGGTGTCGACTGGACTGTTCCTATCCCCGAAAGTGTGATAATAGTATCATTTGCTCCTCCTCCTCTCGTTGTGGTCTTGTCTATAACGTAAATATTTGATGTCTGGAACGTTACTAGTAAATTTCCACTGATGAATGGAGGTTGTTGAATTGGAAGTGTGCTTCCGGTCGAATAAGACCAATAAAACGAGCCGTTATTCACGCTGTACGATACGACATTCCCTCCGACAGTTCCAGCAAATACAGATATGCCATCAGTCGTTAACGAACTCTTGAATTGATCATTGGCGAGACCCGCTCCCCATACGTTACTCCAGCCTACTATGTTCCAAGCCGTAATCGAGTTACCGTATGCCAAAACAAGAAGATACTGTGTATCTATGAACACTGGTGCACCGGCAATCTGTTGGTTGAGAGCGTAATTGAATACAGGGGTCCCATTCTGATTGATGACAATCAACATACCAGGATCCGTTACGAAAGCCGCAAGACCGGTTGCGGATACGACTACGGGGGTTGATACGGCCGACGACTGCTGGAAGGTAAATTTCACAGACGGAGACACTGTTTGACCAGACGTTGTAAGTACTGTAAGCACTCCAGAACGAGTCATCGAGTAAATGTACCCCTGGGGTCCAAATACGAGCGGCGTAATGACACGCGTGTTCTGTGCGTCGGCGACAGTTACAACTGAAATTGTGGATGGAGGTCGCAGGGAAGTCATCGTCCCGGTACTTACGAACCCCTGAGTGTACTGTGCCGTTGCGGTTTCTACCGGGTACACAGGGTCTACAGGCGGAATAGGTGGATTGCTGCCACCGGGAAATACTCTGCTTGGAGGAATAGTGGGACACAGAATGGTTGCAACATTGATACACGATAAACGAACATCGGCAGGGGATGCACGTTTTGTGGGAATTCTTTGAGAGGGAGCAAAGCTCCAGTATTCTCTCGGATTAAACGGGATAACAACCTTCTTGCAAAATCCAGGCTGGGGTAAACCGCAGTTTACGAATTTCTGTTGAGGTACCTGGGCAGCAATTGTAGACCGTACAAAGGGCTGGAACTCAATCTTGGTAAATAATTGATTGCTGAAAGGGTCGAGGCTGGTAACGTATAAGTTTCCGTTGGGATCAAGTACGATCTGGTTCGGGTTTATGAATTGATACCCCCTTGCTGAAGTTCCTAATGTATTGCTTCCTCCTCCGGCAACACATACACTTGTAGCCATTTCAATATCATAGAGGTACACCCCAGGAACAGTTGATCGCGTTTTCGTGAACAGGATGTCGTTGGACGACAGAAGTGCCAGACCTTGAATACGACTATCTACAGATGCGACTGTACGTTCAAATAATGTGCTTTGGCCGGATGTGAAATCGTAGTAGTAGAGGTTTCCAGTATAGTAATCCGTTGTGAACAGCCGTGACTCATCTTGGGTCAAAGCCACACCTGCAAACAGTGAGTTCGATCCAACAGCCTGTTGATACACGAGATTGACAAGACCAAGACCGTAGTTGTTGACTGTCGAAATAGCATTTCCGTTGGCAGTTATAAAGTACACTGTATTCTGCGAGTTTACTACGACCCCCCCTGTGTTTGTACCATGAACGTAGATGTTGCTGTCTACGCTCATCGCCCCGGTACGATTGAACTGTGAAAGCCCGAGGCGTAAGAGTTTTCCGTCGGACGGAGATCCGAGAAACAGGTACTTTCCAGCAGGGTCGGTTGTTAACGAGGTTATGGGTCCGTTCAGTGTTCCAGTATACCCCGTAACCGTAACTTGACGAATAGTGTTCGTACCTTCGTTGAAGTTGTACAGGTTTCCATTCGATGTCCCGAAAAAGAAATTGTTCCAGTACGACCTTAACCCGAATAAGGAAGGAGCTATACACATGGCTGAAATCTGATCTCCATTTAAACTGGATGCAATGTTCGATGAGTATGCTATGGTTGCACCACTCATTAATTATACTGAACGCGGATTATTCCTACCCGATGTACGACCGCACAATAAAAAGAGATATGGCATCGTGAATCACTGCACCCCAGTAGGCTTCGTACCACGATGACTGAAACCCTAGGATCATAACGAGGATAACAATGATCGACCGGAGGAATGTATTGATCAGGACATTCGAGGTTGGAACCAAGAACACGTCTACCATTTTCCGTAATAGAAGAGAAAAAAATATCTTCTACCTCAACGCACGCGATGGAGGGAAACCCGCCGTGCCGCTGTCCGCGAGAAAAAAATAATGTCAGTAAGGAGCATAAACAACAATGGGAGGTGGACTTATGCAGCTCGTCTCGTACGGTGCCCAGGACATCTATATCTCCGGCAACCCCCAGATTACGTTCTGGAAGGTGCTGTACAAGCGTCACACCAACTTCGCCATGGAGGCGATTGAGGTGACGTTCAACGGCCAGGCCGACTTCGGCCGCCGTGTCACGGCTGTCATCAGCCGTAACGCTGACCTGATGTACCGCACGTACATCCAGGTCACGCTGCCCCAGATCTACCTGCTGGTGCCCAACACCCGCTTCCGCTGGCTCAACTACGTCGGCCACCGCCTGATTAAGCAGGTCGAGATCGAGATCGGCGGCTCCCGCATTGACCGCCAGTATGGTGACTGGATGCAGATCTGGACGCAGCTGACCCAGCCCCTGGGCACCCAGGTGTCGTTCGACGACATGGTGGGCAACTCCGCCGACCTCGTGCTGCTGAAGGACGCCGCCGGTGTCGCCCTGGATGCCACGTGTGCCGCCTCGGAGGCCACCAACTCGTGCTTGTCCCGTGCCGGCACCCCGCTCAAGACGCTGTACATCCCCCTGCAGTTCTGGTACTGCCGCAACCCCGGCCTGGCCATCCCGCTGATCGCCCTCCAGTACCACGAGGTCCGCATCAACGTCGAGTTCGAGCAGAACTACAACTGCTGCTACGCCGACGTCGCCCAGGCCGACGCCTACGGCACGCTGCCGACGTACCCGTCCACGATCAACCTGGGCAACGGTGTCACGGCCGTCTCCCAGCTCCAGCTGGTGGCCGCGTCGCTGTACATCGACTACGTCTACCTCGACACGGAGGAGCGTCGCCGCTTCGCCCAGCAGTCCCACGAGTACCTGATTGACCAGCTCCAGTTCACGGGCGACGAGACGGTCACGGCCTCCTCGAACAAAATCCAGATGAACTTCAACCACCCCGTCAAGGAGCTGGTGTGGATTGTCCAGCGTGACTCGTTCGTTGACTGCAACGCCCCTCCGACGCCGTGGATTCAGGAGGCCCTGGGCCAGCAGCCCTTCAACTACTCCGACGACTGGTCGACGGAGGGCATCGTGACGGCCGTGCTGGGCCGCGGCTCGCTCGCCACGGGCGGCCAAGCAGAGGGCATTGTCCCCACGTGGAACATGTCGGCGGGAGCGGGTGCTCCTTCCGGTGCGTTCGGCGGCCAGACGGCCCCCTACCTGCCGGGCGTGGGTGCTGCGTCGGGTGCGGGTCTGTCGACGGGCTCGCAGATCTACGGCACGGACGGCTCGATCCAGGCGGACAACTTCTTTGAGGGCACGACCAACTACCTGCTGGCCAAGGTCATCCTCGCCTCGAACGTCAAGTGCGAGGGCAAGAACCCCGTGGAGGTTGCCAAGGTGCAGCTCAACGGCCAGGACCGCTTCGACGAGCGTGAGGGCCGCTACTTCGACAAGGTGCAGCCGTGGCAGCACCACACCCGCACGCCGTCGGTGGGCATCAACGTGTACTCCTTCGCCCTGAAGCCCGAGGAGCACCAGCCCAGCGGCACGTGCAACTTCTCGCGTATCGACAAGGCCACGCTCAACCTCACGCTGTCCGTCAACACGGTCCAGCAGCAGCGTACGGCGAAGGTCCGCATCTACGCCGTCAACTACAACGTGCTCCGCGTCATGTCCGGCATGGGCGGCCTGGCCTACTCCAACTAAACAGTTGCACAGTGGTGGTGGTACTGTTTGGTGGTGTGTGGTAGTGTTCTAATTTGTATGTAAACAAGCGTCTAAGAATCCCTTGACATAGGCCACCTTCGGGTGGAGTAAATCATTCGGACTGTTCAGCATGTGGATAAATCCATTGTTGACCTGTACCTGACCATATACCTTTTTGCCTCCAAATATGAAATAGTGTGTTTCATATGGATGAGGTCCGGCGTTTGATACTTCTTCAAACGGAAATAACATCTGGATATTTTCTCGGAACCAGTAATCTCGCTTATCGAGTCCACGTTTAGATACAAGAGTTTCCCATAACTTCCCACCGGTATCAAAATGCTCACACGGCATGAAATCGAGGGAATAATCCTTTACGAAATCGTACCTGTAAAAAGATAGCCACGGATGAAGGAACCATGGTCCGTTCACAATATCGGACTTACTCAGTGAAGGAGTTTTGGCATTACTGGGTTCATCAACATCTCCCCATATACCGTACTCATCAAGAAACGGAATGATACTGAACGGTTTGAACATAAACATATCCTGGTCAAGGAACGCAAAATACTTTGGCTCACGCTTTTTTACAATTTCATGGTAGACATAGTTAAGTTTTGTACCTAGAATCAAAGACCCGTTCTGTCCCCTCATTGCCAACAGGGTTGGTAGCACTATCAGCTCAACATTTAACGTATCACATCGTTGTTTCAGCTTCTGCGAAACATTTGGATACTCCCCACAGTTCGAATCGAGAATGATAATATGAAATGGATCCTTACAGAATTGCCGGATGGTCTTGATTTGATACTCTACACAGAAGAGGTTGTTATGAGTCAGGATGTAGAACTCTATCATTTAGACTAACAGCTTCTTATTTGTGTAAATGAAAACAGCAGTCTTAATTTGCGGAGAGATATGTGGGTGTGCCGCTGTATGGAAACAGTTATATGATCCTATAAACAGGGCTCGATACAGTTCGTAAACGCGAAGTGTATTGAGGTACCTTTGATCTATTGATTTATTTAATTACTAAGAACAACACAAACAATGGTCTTTACGGTTAAAAAAGAAAACGGTAAACTAATATTTGTATTTGAACACAACCGCCCAGTTGATATATATTGTTGTAGGTTCACGCAGACAAAATGGTGCATAGAAGAAGCCAACAAAATTTATAACTGGAATGATTTTCCCGAAACGTTTGTGAGTGTATGCGACGTTGAAAAAACGCAGGAGGAGTATACTTACAGCAAGCATAATTCATTAGTCCGACTAGTCCCGTGCTTTACATTCCACTCGTGGCCAGAGGTTGGTATTGATGATTATACAGAGACAGTGCGGCAAATTAGTGAAGAGGGTTTAAAAGACTTTGAAGTCAATAAGGTTGGATGGATAGGTGCAATGAGTCATGCAAATCGTAATAGATTAGTTGAAATAGGACGTTTTAATCCCAATCTGTTTGAGATAATTGACATGAGTTGGATCTCAAACAACGGCATGGTTAAGCATGGTTATACTAAGTATATGACACTGCCCCAACTGGTAAAAAGATACAGTGTAGTCATTGATATAGAAGGTTCCGGATATTCTGCTCGCACAAAATTTTTGTTGTGGTCTCACCGTCCACTACTATTAGTAGATAGACCACACAAGGAATACTTTTATGAATTTTTAAAGGAGTGGGAACATTATATCCCAGTTAAACGAGACATGTCTGATTTGGTAGAAAAGGCTCAATGGTGTATTAATAATTACAGTGAAGCGTGTTCTATAGCAGAGAACGCATACAAATTCAGTCAAAAATATTTAACAAGAGAGTACTGCTTTGCACAGTGGAATAAAACTATAAGTTGCCTCTAGTCGTATTTAAACCAGGATGTTGTGATTCACATATATGCGTGTCATAATATTATGCGGTGGGTCTGGAACCCGCCTCGAAGACTATTCACTACCAAAGCCTTTGAATATGATCTACGGTAGGCCATCTATTTCGTTCGCTCTTGCATCGATTCCGGTGGATACTCTTTATTTTATCGTTGCTCCACATCTTCGCAAGTACAATTTTGAAGAGGTTGTAATCAACGAGTTCAAGACGAAGACGTGCACCTTCAGTTATCTTCCATACTTCACTCGTGGTCCTATTGAATCGGCGTTTCTTGGAACCCGGGACTTTCCTGATTCAGCCGAAAATATCGTTTTTCTCGACAACGACGTCCTTTACAATTTTCCAGCTGGACTATTTGATCCTAAGGACCATGCATTCCTAGGATATGCACGCGACACCTCTACATCAGAAGCCTTTAGTTTTTTGACACTTGATAAGGAATCGCGTGTGACGTGTTTCAAGGAAAAACAGCGGATCTCTGATTTATTCTGTTGCGGAGTCTACGGATTCAAATCAGTGGGACAGTTTCGAACAGTTGCTACGAACATTCTATCTAGAACCGGAGAGAAGGAACTATATATGTCTATGGCTTATCAGTCGATGTTACAGTCTGGAGACCCTATTTATGGCGTTGAGTTTCCAGGTGAGATTCGTCATATCGGGTCCTTGAAAGAACTGCGTGATACTTGGTCACATATTCCCAAGCCACACATGCGGGTATGCTTTGATCTTGACAACACATTGGTGACATACCCACATGTTTCTGGAGACTATACGACTGTTCTTCCTGTACAGCCAATGATTGACCTCGCAAGAAAAATGAAGTCGGAGGGCCATACCATAATTATACACACTGCTCGACGTATGAAGACCCACGCGTACAACGTCGGAGCAGTATGCCGAGATATCGGACGAATTACGTTTGATACACTAGACAAGTTTAACATACCCTATGATGAACTGATTTTTGGAAAGCCGTACGCCGACATCTATATCGACGACAGAGCTGTAAATCCGTACAGGCAGGATATCTCCAGCATGGGGTATATAGGTCCGGTTACTCCTAGTCCACCTATGAATTCTCTATCGCCAAACAAACACAACACACTGACAGTAGAAGGTTCGGTCGTTACAAAGCGAGGCCTACATGAGTTCCTACGAGGAGAAGCGTTTTATTACCAGTCTATTCCTAAGTCCTCGAGTATATCTTCGTACTTTCCGGGGTTTGTCAGTTATGAAGAGGGGTGTCTACGAATAGATCATATTGCGGGTGTTCCGGTCTATACACTCTATAAGACAGGTCTGCTTTCAACGGAAAGGGTCGATAAGATATTTGACTTTATAGATCTCCTGCACAACCGGGGAGGAACCACAAACATCACACGCGATCATGTGTATAGAAACTATGTAGTCAAACTGAAGAAACGGTTTGAACGCACAGAGGATTACCCGTTCGAAGACGCAGCCGCTGTTCAATCCGCATGCCTAGAAAAACTGGAGAAATACCTTTCTGCTGACAGTCAGATTGTTTCATTTATACACGGGGATCTCTGGTTCAGCAATATGATCGAAGAGTTCTCAACCGGAATGATAAAAGTTATTGATATGAAGGGAGTTGTTGACGGCGTTTTGACAACTGGGGGTGATAGACTCTACGACTATGGAAAACTATATCAGTCCTTTCTAGGATATGATAGTGTTCTGAATGGAGATAACCTCCCAAGGAATCACAAAGAACTGTTAGATCATTTCATGCTGCATGTTCATAAGAGACATATATCGATTGAAGATCTCCGATCGGTCACATTTGCACTCGTTGTTGGAACTCTACCGTTCATAGAGAGTCCAGATGCAAAACAGGGTGTGTGGAAATGGATTAAAGATACCTTTATGTAAGTACACAATGAAGGTTGCGGTCTGTATATCCGGTCAACCTCGATGTGCTCTTGAGACGTTTCCATACATTAAGAAGTTTATCCTTGAACCCAACAACGCGGATGTATTTATCCACATGCATTTCGACAAGAATGCTCTATACATGGAAAAATCACATGCAGACAACGGCCGATGTGCTCTTGAACCGGATATAGATATGCGTGTTCTTCAAGCATATAACCCGGTTCGATATTTGGTTGAACCTCCTCGCAATTTTTCTCGACCGCTTCTTAACGTCTCTGATAAACGCCTAAACAATTTTATAGAGATGAACAAGCACAGGGAGTGGACCAGACAGCAACATAAGGAACACATGATTAAGCAAATGACAAGCATGTACTACTCGATTTACAAGTGTAATGAACTGAAAGAAGTGTACGCGAATGAGAATGGACTCATCTACGATTATGTGATTCGTCTCCGATTTGATTCTCTGCCACGTGCACCCCTTGTATGTTCACAGTATGATCCAAACTTCATCTATTATCAGGAAATCGGACAGGATGATAGTCTTATTTCAGACTGGATCAATTTTGGCAGCAGTACGATTATGAATGTCTATGCATCTCTCTATTTAATGATGGAGTATCTCAATACGTTTCAATTTTTTAAGGAGTTTGAAAGACTTCCAAATACCGTTGAGCCATCAACAACATGTGGAGGACTTGCCGAGTTCATGCTTCGAGATTTGATGTACTTATACAAAATTCCCAAGAGACCGTTTAATATTGGTCTTAATATTTCAAGAATTTAGCCATCCTGTTATTTTCATCGATATTCGTTATCGTGTACCCCCGTTGTACAAGAAAATCGATCGTGTCAGGTATATGTTGTGTAATACCCATAGATGTCTTCATTTCTTCGTTTACACGTTTATCCGTGTATTCAAAGAAAATTATGGGTTTAAATTTTTGAATAGTTTCAGATGCTCCGAGAAGCACAAGTGCTTCTGCTCCTTCAACGTCGATCTTGATATAATCGCACTGTGGGAGTTCCAGGGAATCAATTGTAATCATGGTCGTTAGTTCGCCGTTTGCTCCAAGCTGTAATCCCCCATAATTTAGGTTCTTACTGGTGTTGTAGTCTATATCGCAGTCATAGCCATCGTATAACATTTTTGACATCGTACACCTACGGCACTCATGACCAACTGCGTTGTTGTAGAGTCGAACGTTTTCCAGTCTATTCGTTTGAATATTCTTTTTCAGAATCGCAAAAAGAACAGACTGGGGTTCAAAGGTATAGACGACAGAGTCTGGAATATATTTTGCATACAATAGTGTATGGGAACCAATGTGCCCGCCTACATCAAGCACTACCTTTTTTCCAGGAACAGCTGTTATAGTCGGAAGGATATACTGTAGGACGAGATCCTCTTCGAACACCTTCCCACGTGCGAGACTCTTGACGAATGCTTCATCGTTTGGCAGGGCATACATGACACCGTGGTTTGTTTGAAACGCGTTCATTCTTACTTAGATACAACCTGAACCGGTAAATACAAATGAAAGTTATATGTGTAACGCCGGCAGGTCGTCAGCAGACTCTATGTATCTTGAAGACATACATAGATAAGCTCTATACTCTAGGTCTTATCAATGAATGGCATCTCTGGTTCAACGTGAAAAATGATGCAGATCGCGAGTATGTTCTCTCGCTGGAAAACGAGTATACAAAGATCATTCGCCTGTTTGACAGGGAACAGGCTGGGTTCGGTACACCTTCAGTCATAGGACGTTTTTTTAGTTACTGCAACGACCCAGACACTGTTTATGTGCGTCTGGATGACGATATCGTGTATATTGATATCGATGGCTTCAAGCGGTTTGTTCAGTTTCGAATTGCAGATACAACCCACTTTATGGTGTATCCAATCATCATAAACAATATCTTTTCGTCAGCATTTCTTCAGAAGAACGGTGTACTTCGGTATCCGCGATCCTCTGATATTCTAGAACGGTGGAAAACTGTACAGTCTCGAATTAATGTTGATAACGTTCGATCTCGCGATGTAACGACCCTTCGTCTACACGATTATTTTTCTGGTTCGTCTTTTCTTGACCCTCTATACTGGGGAGACAGTCAGTTCTGTGAATTTCTTCACCGTGGGCTTCTTGAAAATGCGAAAAATCCGGAGAACCTTTACATGCCAAACGTAGAACTCTCAAACTTCGAGTGTGTATCTATTCAGGCAATTTCGTGGAGGGGTGAAGACATGAAGGGTATTCCAACCGAAGAAGAAGAGAGTTGGATTGGGTTCTATTATCCAATGCTCAACAATAAACCAAATATTCTTTATGGAAGCTGTGTTGTAGGACACTATAGCTACTACAATCAACTGTCTCGTCTGAACACGACTGACATTCTAGCACGCTACAAGGCTATTACATGATATACAATTATAAGTATAAATGTCATACCCAGAACTTGATATACTCAGGTCCTTTCGACAGGTAATTGTTTGGGGATTTCCTCTCCACACACATACTCATTCGTATATCCATGGTGCGTGGGTGAAGGTCTTTAAGAGCCTTGGGTTGACCGTTCATTGGTTTCATGACAAGGAGTATCCTACACGGTTTGATTACACGAATACATGCTTCATTACAGAGGGGTGGGCAGATGACAATATTCCCATCAACGATTCATCGACCTATTTTGTTCATATCGCCAAGGACCCTGGTCGGTACCTGTCCAAGGGTGCACGCCTGATTGAGATACGATACAACGTCAAGGAGATTCACGATTTTAACTATGACTACGTTCTTCCTTCAGAACCAGTGTATTTGAGCCGGGATACCCTTTACGAAGTGGTTCCCGACGATTCCGCCGTTGCTAACAAGCGAGGTCGATCGGTCAATAGTACTCCCTATGAGGTTGTGTATATGTACTGGGCAACAGACCTTCTTCCAAACGAATTCAAAATGACGGACGCGACTCTTGTCCGGAACCCCGCTATGGGGTACATCGGCACAGTATCGCACGACCACCCATTTAACGCTTTCAAGGAGGTAGCTGAGCGTAGTGGAATCAAGGTCTACCACATCAACCCATGGTCTCAGCCAATTTCGTTTGAAGACAATATTCGGATCATGAAGGAGTCATACTGTGCCCCCGACTTTCGTAGCCACGGAGACCCGGCTCAGGCTCAAAAGCACGGTCGGATGAACGGAACAAACCATCTGGATACAGGTTACATCCCGTGTCGTGTATTCAAGGCGATCAGTTACGGTCAGACGGGAATTACAAATTCCCCGCGTGTCAAGGACCTTCTGGGTGAGTATGTTGAGTATACGTCAGACCCCTCCGAGGTTATACCAATCGTTCGACGCCGGGAGAAGGACGTTGCATGGCGGCAGGACTGTATGAAGTATGTTGCCGAGAACCACACCTTTCTTCAGAGGGCTCGCGATCTTGCTCGTGCACTTAAGATGAGGACGTCGAATGTAACCTGTGTAACCGCTCTATACGATATTGGAAGAGAAGCGGTGGACGGACGGTCTATTCCAGAGTACGTTCGGTATCTTTCGTTAACTCTTCGTACCGTGCGAGACCCATTCGTCCTTTATCTCGATAAGTCTCTCAACCTTAAGAAGAAGCTTCTCGAGGCCCGTTCGTCTGTGGGACCCATACAGATTTATGAGACATCGCTATCGGATGTACCCATGTGGTCTTACCGGGATCAAATAAAAACTATTCAGGACACTCCTCGCACAGTGAAGTATCCAAATGATATTGCCAATATTCTTCCAGAGTACTGCGTGATACAGTATAGCAAGTTTGGATGGCTTGAGAATTCTGCGACTAAAAACGTCTTTGGTTCACCCATGTTCGCATGGATCGACGCCGGGTTCTCGAGGTTTTACGACGCTTCCGCCGTTTATTCTTTCAAGCCGTCCGTAGAGAACAAATTCTTTATCCAGGCAGACGCAACGAAACGGTTGATTCCCACACTGACACCTGATAACTATATTGGAACATCAGAAAGGATACTGGCCGGCTGGATGTGGGTTATGAGCCCCGCCGCCTTGAACCGGGTCAAGGCCGAAGTCATGCATGTTTGGAACGATGAAATGATGGCAAAAATGCGAATGGACAACGAACAGATTGCACTTGCGTTGGCAAGTCAGTCTGTACCGTCGATGGAGTTTGTAGACACTGCCCCAGGTATTCCTGGCAGCATATTCACTCGTTTTTTCTCCTGATAACGTTTCTAATCAAAACCTATAAATGAGCAGGGATATGATCAAGAACACCCTGCTGAAATATTCACAGCTTGGTAAGACCGATAAGGCATCCTATCATGCGTATGAGCACTTTTACCCTGAAGAACTACAGTATCTTCTTTCCAAAGACGAAAAAACGTTAAACATCCTTGAAGTTGGGACTGCAAGCGGAGGTTCTCTTCGTTGTTGGATGGATATATATCCGACTGCAAGTTTTTATGCATTGGATATTAATATCAATAATATCGAGGAGGATGTTAGGAATGATCGTCGTCTGAAAACTCTGACTACGAGTCAAAATAGCCCTGTAGTAAAAACAGCTTTCCCAGGAGTTCTGTTCGATTTAATTATAGACGACGCATCTCACATATCTTCGGATCAAATCGCAACGTTTCATATGTTAAAGGATCGCCTTTCTGCTGGAGGAAAATATGTAATCGAGGATATATACCCAGAAAATAGCTATCCACAGGGATTCTTATCGAATTTCCGCATTGTCGACATAGTTCATATAAAAAACCGTGGCGACGACAAACTTTTTATATATCAATCGCCATCAGAATAGAACTAGCTGTTTGAGATTCTCCGGAAGTTCCTTTCCGTAAAAATGCTTTACCTGATGAAGAGCTGATAGCCCATCCGCGTGTGTTACACGGTTTGTTAACAAATCCTTGTGTTCTGAAAGGTGATGTATTCTACCACCATTCACAACGACAAGAAGGGACATAAAGATATCAACGTCCACCATCGGACCAAGTCCAATTGCTTCCCAGTGATCAAGTAGCCAATCGATTTGATCCCTGTTGCCTAAAAGTCGAACCATAGTCGAAGTTTTGTAAACGGATCCTCCCTGTCCGGTGTAATGTTTATCTTCGTTTTTCACCACACTAAATGGAATATTGTTCAGAACACTTGATCGAAGTGTATTGATACAGTTTCCGTTGATGTCACCACTAAAGTCTTGAGTGTATTTTGCAAACACGTGTACGTCATCTTCCAGAAGCATGAAATACTCAGTTGAAATCATGGAGAACGCCTTACGAAGACGCTCAACGGTTGGCTGGTAACCATCACGTATAGGTAAACTAAGTCTACAGCTGGTCGTTTCATGCAGATACGTACAGTTAAAGTGTTTTGCCATTTCGGTGTAATCATACCCGTTATCGCTCAATAAAATAATCGGTCCGGAGGTGTAGAACTCTCGAAACCTTCTCAGGCTCTCATAGGTTGCGTACGGGTTTTTATGGCACTGGAAGTATGCCCCTAGGCTTGTCATTCGTATTTAGATAGTAAACTATTTATTATCTAAATGCGAGTTGTTCTAGTTGGTCCGGGCATCATGCCAATCCCCCCTCGTGGATGGGGAGCAGTCGAGAGTCTCATTTGGGATATTTCCGAGACCCTAAAATCCATGGGGGTCGATGTTCATATTGTGAATACTCCGAAACCCGAGGATATCGTTCAGCAGGTGAACGCACTCAACCCGGATATCGTTCATCTACAATACGATGAACTCTATCACATCATGGGCCAGATCACCTGCCCAAACAAGATTGCAACTTCACACTACGGGTACCTCGAACACCCCAACTTCAAGGATGGGTACTATGAGCGTATTTTTAGGGGGTTTGTGAGCGGGAAGTTTGTCATCTGTGCACTGTCTGAGGGCATCCGTCAACGCTACGTGGGTGGGGGGTGTAGTCCAAACCGTATATACGTAGCTCCAAACGGAGCCAATGATAAGCTCTTCCGTTACACGGAGACGCCCAAGTATCCGGATCGCTCAATCTACCTGGCAAAGATCGAAGAGCGGAAGAAGCAGTATAAGTACCAGTGGATCGATTCTCTCTACTTTGCGGGAAACATTATATGCCCTAAATTCGCGTCATCAAATCCTCGGTATCTTGGAGAGTGGATAAAGCCGATGCTTTACGATTCTCTGACCGACTATGCGAATCTAGTCCTATTAAGCGATGGAGAGGCCCACCCCCTTGTGACCTGCGAAGCTCTCGTTTGCGGGCTCGGCGTTGTTGTCAGTAAGGTCGCGTCTGCAAATCTCGATGTATCAAAGCCGTGGATTACAGTGATTCCTGATGATAAACTAGAGGATCTGGACTACGTTTCACAGAAGATACGGGAGAACCGAGAGGTGTCGCTATCGTCGCGTGCCGAAATACGGAAGTACGGGATTGACCATTTTTCGTGGGATGTACGTGTCAAGCATATCTACGAGCTCTACAAGATCATGTCAAAGAAGGTGTAAAAACTTAAACCACTTGTCGCCTATAGTAGTTTCATTATGGAGTACAAACAAGTCCGGTTCTTTGATGATGCATGACTGTGTAATGTACTGATCGGATATACCGGATATCTCAAGTGTATCATATTTTATAAGTATGTCATCATAGATACTCCGATAGGATGTCCATGCTGATTTGTTCCCACTTATGATTGCACAACCTATAAACGCGTTTGGGTACATATAAAACCTGAAATAACTCGCCTCGAATACATGTTGTAGATGGATACGACCATCATTTGTATTGAACGTCTTCCGCTGTCCGAGAGAGGAGAGACCCTCTTCGGAGAGGCTGTTTCGTACACACCCTGCATCGCACCAAATATACACGTCAGACTCTACCACGTCCATGGCCTTCCGGATAAATTCGCGTTTTTCATACCAAATTGCTCCGAGTTCTGGAGAATGATACCTTTCCGGGTCACGACTGTATTGTCTCTCCCAGAACTCCCTGCCCCATACCGAACTAAACGCGTGGATATCATTAAACTCCATAAAAATAATTTTCACGTGATCGGTCCCTGTATATTTCTGTACTTCGTCAATGACATCAGGGGTCGTAAAGAACACGACGTTTCCCTTCACTCCCCGAAAGAAACGAACAACATGGCCGATATACCAGGCATGTGGTCGCTTACTTGGAATTTTAAAGTAAGCAGAGACTATGCACGTTGTCATCTTCTATTTGTTATATCAATTATAGACAATCGTTAAATGCCATACGCACAAAACGCGTGGTTATCCCTGTCGGCATTTCCAGATACGTCGAAGAACATATACCTTGCGATTGACTCGCCGTTTTTACATAAAGGTACAACCCCAGATGTCATGTTAATTGGTCTACAAGCCGAACCCCATGCGATACTTCAACATCGCCAGTTATTTATTGATAATCACAAGAACTTCGACGTCATACTTACACACGATGACGAAATCTTGAAAGCGTGTCCCAATGCCCGTTTATATGTTTGGGGAACAACGTGGATACCCCCTTCCGTATATAATTCGATCGATATATCTAGAAAACAACCGAAAGTGTCATGCCTAACCGGAACAAAGAATCAGACCGACGGTCATCGGTTCAGATTAGATCTTTATTGGAATCAGAAACGTATTCAAGCTCCTATCACCTGGTTCCGATCCTCTAAAGATAACCCTATCCTCGCATCCGTTGGATCCAATAATCCGATTCTCCGACAACGTAAAGAATCCAATCCTGTTCTCCGAGACGGTAAAGAAGCTCTATTTCTAGATTACCAGTACGCTGTAGTCATAGAAAACACGCGTCAAAATAATTACTTTACCGAGAAATTGATGGACTGCCTCATCACAAAAACTATACCCATCTACTACGGCTGCCCCAATATTTCCAACTGGTTCGATACTCGCGGGTGGATTATTCTCGACACTACGTCTGCCAACGATTTCAATGCAAAGTGTAGGCATCTTCCACCTTATAACATGTTTCTTCCAGTTATCGAAGCGAATCATGAGAGGGCAAAGCAGTATACGAGTATTGAAACAAATATTCAACGTGTCATGAATTTTGGGAACTGAACTGCCGGTGACCTTTGTACGATTGAAGATAGCGTCTGTAGCTTCGTAGCAGAAATACTGGTTTCCGTCTCATCAAACATGCTGTCGTAATCTCTTTCTATTCCTTCGATATCGCTGTACCCCGGAACCTGCCCCGCCAGGAACGGAATGATAGTTTTTACACGGAATTTCTGGAACAGGTACACATCGATTTGAGGGGAACGTACGTTCTTCCACTCGATCATACGATCGTACGAGGAAGAGTTGTACAGAGTCCAGTGTGTTGTGAACCCGTGTGGAAGATCGTACACGTCGACGTTGCGTGTTGATAATCCCTTGTTGTACGTAACACTCTTGAAAGCTCGCGATGTTCCGCCTAGTACAACATCCCATTGATCTCGACACATTAGAAGCTTGTAGGATACTTCATTCCAGAGTTCCCGTATTGCAAGGGGGTGGCGGTTCCTGGGCTTGCAATCGTCTTCCCATACCAAGACCATAGGATCGCCTCGCTGCTTCGCCTCTTCGATAACTTTCACATGCGACAGGGCACAACCAACCCACCCGGGAGTTTCCTGAATAGCAGGTACACGTGTAAGCTGAAACGCCCCCCTCCAATCGTTCTGTAGCCTCTCCCACCTGTCAGTTCGGCTATCTAGGTTGATAACGTACGGATTTGCCATTAGTATTTACTCCTATATAACAGAACTACTATAAAATGGTTCTTGTAATTCCATACTTGATGGGCGGGCTCGGGAACTGGCTGTTCCAAGTTGCTGCTGCTACCTTATGGGGAAAAGATCATTCGGTTGTCCTATCGCATAACCACTATCAGAAGTCGCCCCATTCGTCTACAGATTACTTTACCACAATTCTCAGGAACTTCAAACAGGAGAATATCGACACACCCCTTAACCGAATCAATGAACGTCCAAAACTGTATCCGTTACCCGAGCCCATTCATATACGAGAAAATACGTTATTTGTTGGTTACTTTCATAGTTGGAGGTATGTCCCTCCGGGGTTTCGCGATATGCTCGTCTTTGAGAACCTGGCTCTTCTTACAAAGTACCCTAAACTGTCCGAGAGCTGCTTTCTCCATGTTCGGGGCGGGGATTATGTCGGCCACTGGCTTCACGACGTAGGCCTTGCAAAACGGTACTACCCTTCCACAATTCAGTTTATGAAGGAGAAGGGAATTACCCGATTCTCAGTCTTTACAAATGACCGCGAATACTGCAAAAGGCAAGAGTATCTAAAAGGTCTAGAGTATGATATTATCGATGAGAACGAACTCGATACCCTATATCTTATGACACAGTGCAAGGCAGGAATTGCTGCCAATTCATCATTTTCATGGTGGGGGGCTTACCTGAATCCCAACCGCCTCCTCTGCCTTCCTTCCAAGTGGTTCAATGATTTGGAGTTCACGCTTGACGGGTATTTTTTCCCCGGTTGTTTTATTCACAATGTATAAATAGACCCCAATGGCGTGGGGTTGCATTATGATCACCAGCTGTTATTCATCCAATCGAGTTCCCCTGCTCACTTGGATAAAGGACATACCTCCAACTATGAATTACGTGATACTACGCGGAGACATGAATCTACAGAGTGATTACTCTTATAACAGTGAATCGCATGAGTGCATTCTTCGATGCCCAGACACGTACCTTGGACTTCCGTACAAGATCAAAGCAGGATTGCAGTTTGTTTACAAACAGTTCAAGCCGTCCTTCGTTGTAAAAATTGATGATGATGTACTCGTCAACGTTCCTAAGTTGATACAGTATATCGAGTCAACGCGGGATGATTACGCCGGGATTGTAACGTATAACTACTGCCCTGGTAAAAATCTTAAGTCCGTATACTGTGGAGGACCGGTATACTACCTTTCGTCGAGGGCACTGATATGTCTTCAAGATATGGACGCAGATTTTAGTCCTTCTGAAGACACTAACGTTGGAGCACATCTCATAGAAAAATGTAATATTCCCGTACACAACGTACACCTATACACCAGTCAATTTGATAAAAAAGATAGTTATATCGCGTACCACGACCACGAACGCGTCGTGTTTCGTGCCAATACTCCCACGCAAGTTCCTGCCGTAACCAACCCTACGTATAAACCTATTTTTATGAGACTTATGCCCCAAAAAAATACATTTAAAGCTTCATACGTTGCTCGAACGTCTCACGCCTACAAATTTACGCCTTGAGGAAGTGGATCTTGAGGAACGACTGGAGGTTCAGGTACGTGACCGTGTCCGTGTCCTTGACCTTCAGCAGGCGGGACAGCACACCATCGGGGATGATGTGACGCTTGTTGGCGGGGTCGAAGCACGAGTTCTCCTTGACGTAGTTGGACACGAACTTCGTGACCTCCGTCTGCGAACGCTGCGAGCCGGCCGGCAGCTTCATGAACGAGCACAGGTCGGCGGACAGGGCACGCGGCTTCAGGAACGCGTTCTTCGAGCGGCGGAGCTCCCACGCCGTCTTCTCCTCGGGCGTCATCTCCGAGACGTCCTTCTTGACACGACGCTTACGCTTCGCATCCTTGACCTCACGGGCCGCCGTCTTGGCAGCCAGGAGCGTGTCGGCGATGATCTCCTTCAGCTCGTTCGCCAGGCGGGAGCGGACCTCGCGGAGACGCTCAACAACGCCGGCAATCGACGCCGGGGCAGCGGCACCGGTAGCAGCCTCCGTCGCCGGGGACGGGGGGAGGGGCACGGCCGGGGCAGCGACCGTCGGCACAACGACCTCGGTCTTGGCCGCCGTCTTGCGGGGGGCCTTCGCGGCCTTGGGCTCAGCAGCCGGGGCAGGGGCAGCGGCCACGGCAGGAGTAGCCGGGGCGGCAGCGGCCTTCTTGGGGGCAGCAGCGGCCTTCTTCGCGGTCTTGGGGGCATCAGCAGAGCTCATCGTGTTTACAATAGAGGCAGACGGCTTTGCGGACATTTCTAACGCGGTTATGTATATAACTCCCCCGGACCGCGTAAATAGGTCTTGACACGAAAATATGAGAAAAGTTATTTCTCGGGTAAGAGTGTAGACCCTCGCCCCGGGGCAGTTTGAATTTTTAAGGGGTGTGAAAAAGTGGATTTTTACAGGCAGTCTTCTTACCTACAGTCGCTATGCGTAGAACGGAACCGTTCCAGGCACAGACGAGAGGACCCTTCAAAAGGGGGTATTTATGCCGTTTTTTTCCAGGTGGAAAAAGTTTCCGAAAACGGCTAAAAGTCTTAAAATTAGGGGGGGGGGGGGGGGGGGGGGTG